TCCACCATAAGATCACGCTTATCTATACTATCCAGGTAGTCTATAACCTGACTTTCAATAGATGTTGCTGGTAGTTCAACACCATTGAAAACGGTTGCTGGAATAACCTGGAAACTATGCTCTATTGTAATGTCCTTTTTGATGATCCTGTGATCACTTAGAGCCTTGAATGTTATTATTGTCTCTGCCATATCAGAATCTCAATTTGAGTTGTAATTCCTCTGGGTGCTTTCGGTAGTACTCCCTTATACACTTGATATTATCCTCTGCCATTTCCTGGCAGCTGTCAGAGGGTGAAAACCCAAACCGACAGTGCCACTCTGGAACGTCTGGAGATCCAAGCGTCTTAGTGTACTCCCAGTGTGGGCATTCCTTACATTTAGGTTTCTTTGCCATACTCACATGATCTATAACATAAACTTGCACCTGACACATACGCACCAGGTGCATACAATGATTGAGGCTCCCATACGCCAGGTTGCTTGAAATGAGTAAAACCACCACTTGCAAGACCACGGAAAAACATGATACGTCTTTTCTGTCTTTTGAATCGTGATATAACTCTGCTTTCAATCTCATCCTGCCAGTATAGGCTCTGGATCTTTCTTTGCCATTCCTTAACGCTCTTAGGATCCGATGGTAAACCCTCACTTTTCAAGATCCTTATGAGCCTCTTTCTTTCACGTGCTTTCTTTGCCATAGTCAAATACTTATGCTTTCAGCTCTATCTACATTACCATCTTTCCAGCTGATCAGGATGGAGTAATCATCTATCTCAATAGAGATCTCCTTAACATCACTGCCACTGAACTTAACGGTGCTGCCATCCCATAACTTTGCTACCATATCAGTACACTCTTTGGTTAGTCAAACAAACATCAAATTTCTTATCAGCCAGGGATGGACGTTTCTCTATTGCAAAGCGTCTCAGATCCTTTTTGTCGTAAGAGGGCTGTGCCTCTCCATTTACGATCTTAATAAACGGTGTGCCTGTGTATCTGAGCTGGCAGAAGAAACTGCCATCACCCAGCATCACATCTATAAGCTGTACTTTCTGTGCCATAATCATACCTCCTTAACTTTTTCTGCTAATAACTTTCCTGTAGTCATAATCGTCTCATCAAATGAGATAATTCCATTATCAATCTTTATAGTTGTATCTTTCTGCTCTAAGAAATAGCCGTGCTCCTTGCAGAATTTTGCAAGCTCATGCCTGAAATTCTGGATCTCTGCCTGTAAGTCTATCTTTTTAGCCATGCTATGCCTCCTTTCCTGGGTAAATCTCCCTGATGCTCTGGAGCGTGTCAGCATCTACCAGGGCAATACGCTTATAGTATTTCTCACATCCTGCCTGGAAACCTCCACACCATTCCAGCCGCTGATCATACTGTTTCCTGGTGTTCTTTTCCACCTGATCAAGCTGATCCTCCCAGATGGGGAAACCAGCACCGATCTTAATCTCATCCTGAGTGTCCTGCTGGAGCACTCTTACCGTAATAATGTCCTTTGCCATATCAGTGTTGCATTTAATGGGTTAGTATTTATTCTCTATCTCTGTGTAGCCGTGGAGCCTGGCTCTGATCTTAACCATCTTTTCTGTCTTAGCCCTGAAAACGCTGTTTCTCGTTACAGGATCTATGCCAACCAGCCAGGTTTCTCCATACTTCTTAACTTTGTGGATCTCGATCTTTGCCATATCACATCCTCCCTACGTTCTTACTCCACATTTCTTTTGCCCAGCTGAGGGATTTTTCGCTACTCTCGATAACCTTATCAAAGTACTCAGATGCTTTCACTGGGTGAAGATCCAGGAGATCACCTTTGCCGTTGCCATTGCGCCAACCAGTGTAACAGTGATCCTGTGCCTGTTTCTCAGTGCTGAATACCACAGCTGAAACGCTCATAGGAAAGAATGGGCTGCTGCCATTGAAGCCCTTACGCTCACCAACGTAACAGTAGTATATATCGCCAGCGAAACCAGCTACCACCCATCCATCTGACTTTTTCAGCTCATTAGCCTGTCTGATGCTCTCTTCCATTGCCTCAATGTACTCCATTTGCTCCTTAGAATAACCTACCTTTTCCATACTCGATCCTCCTTATTTAATATTATCAATAATGTATTTCTTATCCTCATCCCAGAGAGGCAGATCCATCCTGAGCTTACGCTTGATCACCTTATCATGCCCTACCAACTGGATAGCTTTGTGTAACAGCTCAACGTCACCAAAGCACTGTGCTCTATCCAGGAGGAAATCCACCAGCTTTGATCTTTCGTCTCTCATATCATCCAGCTTGCTTTTCAGGTTCTCTGCCTGTCTGAAATAGGTGGCTAACAGAGTGCTCTCATGGTGCTTTTTGTAGTCCTTACAGAACTCATCCTTATCCATGTTTCCTGCCTCCAGGTACATAAGTTCTACCTCTTTGTACTCCGCATCCGTAAGCTCGATACCAGTTCTCTGTGTAAATTCTTGTTTTTGCATAATCTGAAACTTTATGTGTAATGTTGCATTTATTAAGTGTGTTTGTGAAACACAGTGCAAATATACGGACTATTTCGGAAATAACAAAGTTTTTAGTGAAAAAATTCACCTGGTGAACGTGTTTTTATGCTTTTTTAACTAATTTACGTGGTAAATTTTATCTGTGTTTATCAAACACATCACAAAAATTATTGCTATATTTGCACCGAATTTTAATTAAAATGCAACTTGATTTATGAACAAAACACTCTTTGAAAAGGTTAAAAGTCTGTGCAAAGACACTGGACTTTCAGAGAAGTACCTTAAAGCGATAACCGAAAAGCTCGGTGGCAGCATTGAGGATGATTCTACTGATGAGGCAGCGATTGAAACGGCTGCAAACCTGGTGGCTGACGTGGCTAAGGAAAGCCAGGGCGAATCCTCCAGGTGGGTAGATGCTTTCAAGAAAAAGAATCCAAAGCGCAAGGATCCTGATGATGATGATGATCCAGACGATGATTCCGATGATGATGATCCAGACGATGATCCTGATGCCAAGAAAAAGGGCAAAAAGGATCCGATGATGAAGCTCTTGAAAAAGATGCAGAAGCAGATGGAAGATCAGGCAGCGGAATTGAAAACCCTGAAAGGCGAAAAGGCTGCTGGTGAGCGTACAGCAAGCATCCAGAAGCTGATGGAAGATCACAAAATCCCCAAGTATCTGCGTGATACGCTGGCTAAGTCAATAGCCGAGGGTGACGATGCTGAGGAAACCATTAAGAACTTTAAGCAGGGGCTGATCACCAACGGACTGGAAACTGAGGAACCAGAGGGTAAAAAGGTGGCAAGTGAAAAGCAGGTCGATGAGGCCGCTGATAGCTTGCTGGAGTCAATAACAGTTAAATAACAAAGAAGATGAAACGTAAGACCGATTCATTCACTGGCTCCCGCCCAGTGTTTACAGGATCACCCAGTATCGTTCCTGGAGGTTTCAATCTGGACGTGACAAACCAGAGCTTCAATGTGGGTGACATTATCCCCATTGGTTCTGTAGCCACTTTCAATGAGCAAACCAGGCTGGTGCAGATCCTGAAAACTGCTGAGGTAGTGGAGATTGATTCAGACGATGCAAAAAAGGTATCTCTGAAAGTAGCCGAGTTCTTCAAGCCCATTTTCTGTGTTGGTGAAAAGGTGGCTAAGGCTGGTGCTATCTCTGGCACTTATGCTAACGCTGTCTCTATCGCTGCCATCACGAAAACGAAGAGCACGTATGTTGTAACCCTCAGTGCCGCCATCAGTGGCCTTGCTGTGGGTGATACTCTGGAAGAGGTGGTTAAGGATGCTTCTAACAATGCCGCTGAGAGGTTTACAGGCCGTGCCGTAACCATCAAGGATGTTGAGGTAGAAGAGTTTGAGACCCCTATTGACGTGTGCGCTGATACTATGCAATACGCTCTCCTGGAGAGACGTGTGCCTAAGATCCCCGCAAGCCAGAAAGATGCCTCAGGTATGGCTCTGGCTGGAAATCCTCACGTGAAGCTCTCACAGTCGTACTAACCCTTTAATACGATTAAGAAATGGTATCAATTTTCCAAACTTTCAAGGGCTTGCACAAGAATGGTGCTCCCCTTGACCTCCTGGCTACATGGAGGAAAACTTTCGATAAAGCCTCTGAGCGTGAGGTGGCTTTGTTCCAGAAGATGTACTGCGATGAGTGGTTTGACTGGAATACACCTCAGATGAGCCTTACAGCTGAGGCTATTGTTGGTAAGTACAGGATCCGCTTCATGGCTACCCTGCTGGGTGACGAATCTCCCACACCATTGAGGCGATCTGACGGTTTCGACATCTGGACTAAGGAGATCCCACGTGTGGGTCACAAGTTCCCGATGCCTGCAAGGGATTACCGTAAGCTCCTGGAGATCTATGAGAATCCCCGCCTGAAAGAAGCCGATAAGGTTAGGCAGATCGAAAAGACCTTGAAGCATGACGTTCAGGATGCCTACCTGGGCTGTAAGGATGTTATGGACTTCATCACCCTCACAGTTATGTCTAACTGGGGTGTGTGCCAGTTCACTCCTGACGTAAACAACCCTGGAGGCCGTAGGTATGAGGTGGACTACCTGATGGGTGAGCAGAACAAGCTCATGTCCGCTTTCAACTGGACTACTGCCAACACTGCTGCTGGTAAGGTACAGCCTATCCTGATGCTTGCTATGATCTGCGCTGATCTGCGCAACCGTGGCATTGTTCCTGGTGAGATCCTGATGAGCCAGGATCTGTACTTCTGGTTGAAGATGGACGCTACCACACGTCTGATGGCACATGGCACTGACAAACAGGCTAAGGTGGTTACTGAGACTGAGATGAAAGCTCTGCTGACAGAGAATGACATCCCTGAGATCAAGGTGATCACACGTAAGTTTGCCATTGACCGTGACGGTGTGCGCAAGAGCCTGGAACCCTGGAACCACAACTTCATTGCTATCAAGCCCGCTGGTAAGATCGGTGAGATCCAGCCTGCTATTGAGGATAGCGAGCTGATGGAAGAGGAGAATGTGGACTACATGAACGCTGGTAACGGTATTCGTATCGCTAAGTGGCGCACAGGTGAATCCACCAACCAGGTTGCTGCTGAGTACACTCAGGGATCGGCACGTCTGCTGCCTCTGATCACTGAGATTGACGCTATCATCTGCCTCCAGGTACGTGGCATTACCGAAAAGACAGTTCCTGCTGTTGATGGTAACGAGCGTATGTACTGGACTAAGTATGAGTATGATAATGGCACGGCTCCGTCCGCTGATGCTCTCCCTGAGGGTTAAAAACGTGTGAGGCTATGAAGAAAATAGTATTCGTACTTATAGCTCTTGAAGCCTTTCGGAGTGTGACGGATCACAAAACCGTCCACTCTAAAGGTGACACTCTGGAAACAGAGGATGTGAAGCGTGTAAACAGTCTGGTAAGCCGTGGACTTGCTGAGCTGATCGAGGCAAAGGCTGCAAACGAGGATGATGTGGTAAATGACGCTGGTGCTGATGCTGGTGACGGTGGAAAGCAGGGCGGTGCTACCACTCCTGGAAAAGTGGCTTTCGATGGCAAAGAGTACGATCCTCAGGAGATCAAGAATGCACTGATCGCTATTGGTGTGCCTGTAGCACCTAACGCTGGTGTGAATGGCCTCACTAAGAAAATCGGTGAGATCACAGAGGATCAGAAAGCATCCCTGGCTGAGAAACTTTCAGTAACTGAGTAAACCAATTCCGCAATGGCAGACACTTATACGAAACTTGATGCACTGATCGGTGAGCTGGATCCATACACTCCCAGCCCAGCCGCTCTGAAAAAGAGCCTCATTGACGCTGGTATTACTGGCTTTGATGAGGAATACACCACTGCTAACAAAAAGGCCGTGGCAAAGGCCGCAATCACTGTGCTGAGACGTTTGATAGTGCTTTCCTCTGACAGCATGGGTAAAAGCTCCCAGGGCTATAAGACGGAAGAGCTTGAAAAGCGTATCAAGGCACTTGCTGAGGAAAACGACCTGGACGTTGAGGATTTCGTGGAAGTGCCAGCCGTTGAGGGTGGATCTCATCTGTGGTAGACTATGGGTAGGTGGAATGGCACATTCAGGTATAGGAACCAACAGGATCCTGTCAAAGATCCCCAGACTGGTTTTCTGGTAGGGGGCGGTGATGGTGAATGGATGGACGGATGCCAGTGCCAGATTGATAAGTATGCCCCAGCGAAACAGTACGTGGGAACGGATGGCCAAACCCATTCCTATACCTACAACCTGTTTGTGATGAAACCGTACAGGTGTGATGATCTCACAATCGGTACAGAGGTGGAGATTACGCTGGAGGATGGCACTACTGATCAGTTCACCATCCAGGGTATTGACAACCAAAGGAGATACGTTGAGATATGGGGATAAAGCCAAAGTTTGGAACTGGTTACGTGGCAGCTCAGGTGACTGCCTTTCAGGATCGCCTGGAGAAAGCTACGGTGTTTATGCTCCAGTACATGGGCGAAGAGCTTGCAAAGTACGCTAAGGATCAGCATAACTACCAGGATCAGACTGGCAACCTCACAAACTCTATCGGCTATGCGGTGGTGAAACAGGGTAAGATCCTAAACTATGGTGGGGAAATCCAGCCTGGAGAGGGAGCCGCTGAGGGGTTAAAGACAGCACAACAGATGGCTGCAACCCTGCCAAACTCTTTCTCACTCATCATTGTAGCGGGTATGAACTATGCCGCCTACGTGGAGGCCAAAGGGTACAACGTGATCCTGCCAGCACAGCTGAAAGCAATGAAAGATTTTCCTGAGACCGTGAAGAGGCTCCAGGATCTGGCAAAGAAAAAGGCGAATGAATTATTTGGAAACCTGTAATGATTACTGCTGAGGAAATAGCTGTAGTGGCTCACAATATGCTCCAGGAGAGCAATGTGGCTGAAATGATCTCAGGTCAGATCGACTATGAGAGAAACGACTATGCCAAAGAGGATGTGATCATTGTTCCGCACCGTATCACTGGTGAGGGATCCGTGCGTTTCGGACAGGTGAACGTAAACATCCATGTGACTGATCTGGTAAAGAAATCTGGAAACCAGCCTGTCTATGCGAAAAACTTTCCCAGGCTTATAGCGATCCGAAAAGCCGTGATTGACGTGCTTAAATCCCACTACGAAAGTGGAGAGGGGTGGAACTGGACTATAGGGGCATTAGATCCTCCTATCAAGGAACCAGGAAAGAACGAGCACTTTGTTTCACTGGCTTTGGAGATCACAGTAAGAGAGAAATAGTTATTAACAATTTAATTGGAGATTAATATGCCTAACATTAATGCAACAATGGGTGTGAAGAGCATCAAATATGCTCCGATCACCAATGGAACTCCTGGCACTCTCACAGCCGTTTCGGATGTGTACCAGGACAGTGCAACCTTTGTAACGAAGGATCCCACTGTCACTGAGCACAAGTCAGAGACCAGTACTAAGCGTATCGTAATGACCACTAAGGAGGGGCATGATCTGGTTTTCTCGATCATGGATCCCACCGTGGAAGAGCTGGCAGCATTCCTGGGAGGCCAGGCCAACGGCACAGCAAAAACCTACACGGAATCTGAGACTGCTGAGCAGATCCAGATGAAGTTTGAGGTAGTTCCTGTGGCTGGCTTGAAGCTAACCATCCCGACTGCCAACGTATCGGCAAAGATCAACACCACCTACTCTGCAAAGGGTATCACTCTGCTGGAGATCACTGCCACTACAACCTCTGCCATCAGCTATGCACAGCCTGGTCAGAACGATTAGCGTCTGCTATGCTCATACGATGAGGAATTGATTAATAAAAAATGATGTGGAAGCCTCCTATTCCCTATTGGTTTAGGGGGCTTCTTTGGATAAAGAACAGAAAGCAATGGAAGAAAAGGTACAGGAGCAATCCAAGATAGAACAGCCTGAGCTTACCAGAGAGGAACGTCTGGAGATAGAGGAAAAGGCTATTCAGACACTCATTGACATGGGTGTGAAGTTCAAAGTTCCGCTGAGAATTAACCCAGTGAATCCTCCTAAGAGGATCGCCTGGTGGAATAAGCATTTCCCCAATCACCTGATAGTCTGGAGAGACAAACGGATCCCAAAGGACTGGGATGTTTCCCTGGAGGATATGCCAGATCCAGACAAAAAGGAACTCAAAAAGATGTATGTGAGACATTTCCGTGTCACTCCTTTGTACCTGGGAACCATTGACAGGATCAGGAGCCTGTATATCCAGATAGAGTACGATGAGGAAAGGCTACAGGAACTCCCACAGCAGGAGGGTAAAAAGCTCTTCAAGTACATTGACCTGGTGGCTGAGATCGCTGCCATTGCAGTCCTCAACAATCCAACCGTCTCAGATCCTGACAGCCAGGAGGTGAGGCAGCTTAAAAAGTTCTTTATCGACAATCTGAGCGTGAACCGCCTGAAACGTCTGGCAGACGTGATCAGTCAGATGATGAACCCTGGGGGTTTTACGCACTCTATCAGATCAATCGGGGAGATCGGAGCAACGAAGCCGACACCCAGGGCAAATCTGGTAGAGAAATAATCGGGCTTAACAGTCCGTGGGGTAATCGTGGAGAGATCTGCAAGTCCTTTGGCTGGACTTATGATTACTTGCTCTGGGGTATATCCTGGCTTAACCTTACGCTATTCATAGCCGATGCCGCCAGGACAAAGGATGATCCAAAGAAAACAGGAAACGATGATATAAACATCAATCTCGAATCAGAGGATCAGATAAGGAACTACATAGAAAATATGTTATAATGGAGAATATTAATGGTGCTTTAGGCTTTGCGGCCACTTTAGATATAGATGATTTCAACGTCTCTGCTGAGGCGATGGATCGACACATCAGGCAGGTTTCCACCAATATCCAGATGGAGGCCGATGATATGGAACAGAGTATTCTTGACTTTGCCCAGAAAGGAGCAATGTATATCCAGGCTTACCTGGTAGGCCAGGGTATGACAGGATTGCTACAGAGCATAGTTGAGGTACGTGGTCAGTTCCAGCAGCTGGAGATAGCCTTTGGCACTATGCTGGGATCTGAGCAAAAGGCTAAGGATCTGATGGATCAGATGATCACCACAGCCGCTAAGACACCCTTTGACCTTGCTGGTATCGCTGGAGGTGCTAAGCAGCTCCTGGCTTATGGCACAGCAGCCGATAAGGTGAATGACACCCTGGTAAGGCTGGGTAACATAGCAGCTGGTCTCTCCATTCCACTCAATGATATAGTGTACCTATATGGTACGACAATGGTACAGGGTAGGCTCTATGCCAATGACGTAAGGCAGTTTACAGGCCGTGGTATTCCCCTGGTAAAGGAGCTTGCTAAGATGTACGGTGTGACAGCGGAAGAGATCAATAACATGGTTTCCGCTGGTAAGATCGGTTTCCCAGAGGTGGAAAAGGTGCTTAACGGAATGACTGATGCAGGAGGCCAGTTCTACAACCTCATGGAAAAGCAGTCAGCATCCCTCACAGGTATGCTTTCCAACCTGAGTGATGCCTGGGATAGTATGCTCAATGACATAGGCCGTGCTAACCAGGAGGTTTTCTCAGATGCCATAGACGGTGCAACGTACCTGGTGGAGCACTACCAGCAGATCCTGGATATTCTGGAGGCCGTGGCAGTCTCTTACGGTACAGTGAGAGCCGCTATCATGCTCAATACGCTGGCTACAAAGGGATATACTGGTGTAGCCCTGATCGACAATACGGCACGACAGGCTAAGCTGGCACTCCTGAAAGCTGAGGCCGTGGCTACAGGCCAGGTGGCAGCACAGCAGCGCACAATGACAGCCGCTAACGAGGCTTATGTTGCATCCCTGGAGGCTGAGCTGACAGCAGAAGAGATAGCTGAGGTTAAGAAGCGTCTGAGGATCGCTACCATCCAGAGCCTACTCACAGCACAGCAGCAGGAGTACCTTTCAAACCTGGGGCTTACAGCAAGCTCACAGGGCTATGAGGCAGCAGCTATGCAAGTGCTTACGGTGGAACAGCAGCAGGCAGTCCAGAAACTTGATCTAAGCTCAAAGAGTGCCATATACCGTGCAGCACTGGATCAGGAGGTGGCAGCTAAGCGCAATGCCACTACAGCTACCAGGGAAAAGGCAGCAGCTGAACTGGAGGCTATGCGTACTGAGGTCAGTGCAGCCTCCAGGAGGATGGAAACAGCCAAACAGACAGCCGTTTCCGCTATGCAAAAGGCTGAGGCAGCACGGTATGAATTGTACTGGACGAGACAGAGCGGTGATGCCTCTGCCATAGCTACGGCAAAGAAAAAGCTGGAGGGTGCTGAGGATAATGCCGCCATAGCCAGAAAGAATGCCCTGGCAGCATCCACCGACTTCTACAATAAGAAGAAAACCCTGGAGATCACAGCCACTACCAGAAGTACGGCAGCATCAACAGCAGACACAGCCGCAAAGGGTGTGCAGACAACAGCAACAAACCTCCTGTCAGCAGCTACAGGCCGTGCAACACTGATGCTGAAAACCCTCTGGGCTACCATGAAAGCCAATCCTATAGGCTGGCTCGTTACCATTGTTGGAACACTCATTTCCGCTTTCATGCTCTTCAAAGATGAAGAGGAAGAGGCTAATACGGCAATGGGTGATTTCCAGAATACAACCCAAAAGGAGATCGACCAGCTCAATCTCCTGTTTGCCGTTCTGAGGAATACGGAAAACGGCACTAAGACACATAAGGATGCCATTGAGAAGATCAACGCTGTTTGTAAGGAGTACAACAAAACCCTGCTGGACGAGAATGCCACCATTGATGAGCAAAAGCTGAAATACGCAGAGCTTACCAAGGCCATCCAGGAAACAACGGCTGAGAAGATCAAGGCAAAGTATGTGGAGCAAGCCCTACAGAAATACATCAACGATTCCCAGGAAACGTTTGATACGTTTGTGAAGCACCTCCAGAATGCCACCTACAACACAGGCAAGACCAGGACAATCACAAACCATGAGTATGGTGAGACCTATGAAATGCCTATTATGGCTGATTCCGAGCACATTCAGAAAATGGCTGGTGAGATTCAGGAGGCCATTCGCTCAATGGTGGAAGAGAATGCCAAGATCCTGGCAGAGGCAAACGGTGACACCACCGACCAGTACAACCAGGTAATAGAAGATATACTCAATGCTACACAACAGGCCACAGGAGCCACCGATGCCGAAATCAAGGGATTCAGGCATACTGTCACCACATACCTGGATGATCAGATAGCAAAGTGCAAGGAAATGGAGGATGCCACAAAGAGCGTGGATCAGTCCCTTTCCCGCTTCTTTGCTCCAAAGGATCCTACACCTGTCACTGAGAGCGTGGACTATGTGGAAATGTCTTTTGATGATCTGGATAAGAAAGTTAAGGAAAACCAGGATGAGATCGACAAACTGAATGCCAAGATCATCAACCCTCAGACTGATACCACCCAGATAGAGGATCTGAAAAAGAAGCTCCAGGAGTGCTTAGGGCTGCAAGCTCAGTTGAACGGTGCTCTTACCACTAAGACGAATGACCTGAATACTGACAGCGGGATCAATGAGCGTATCAAGCAGCTACGTGAAATGATCTCCACTGAGCAATACGGATCTGAGCAACGTAAGAAGCACATCAAGGAACTACAGCAGCTCCAGAGCAAGCTCCAGCAGAACAGCCCTACACAGCCTAAGGGTAAGGGCGGTGCTGGCAACAGCCAGGAGAGTAACAATAACAACCTGGAGGAAAAGCAGCTGGAGGCACAGCGTAAGCTGGAAGAGGCACGTATTGAGGTGATGGAAGAGGGCTATGCCAAACGTAAGGCTACCCTGGATCTCCAGCATAAGAGAGAGCTTGACCGCATAGCTAAGGAGGAAAAGGAACTGGAGAAAGCCAGGAAAAAGGCCAATCCTAAGAGCGGTGGATTGACTGATGAGGAAAAGCGTAACTTTGAAGAGAGGCGAAAGCTGGCTAACCAGGCTTACGATGCCGAAAGCATCAAGCTCTTTGACGGTGAGATCGAATATAAGAAGAGGCAGTATGAGGCTTATTTCTCCTGGGTGAGGAATGTAGGCCAGGACGTGGCAGACGCTCATTTCAAGAACCTCCTGGCAGACGGATCCAGCTTTATTACCTGGGTAAATTCCCAGATCGCACAGCTGGAGGCTAAGAGAGCGGCACAGCCACAGAACTTTACGGCTGGTGATGCAAATGCCCTCAATGCCCTAAAGAGCCAGCTCAATGAGCTTACAGGCCAGAAATCCAATATGGATCTATTCAAGGAAAGCCTCACTCAGAGCATCAAACAGGCTCAGACGCTTGCACAGAAGCTACAGGCCGTGGCTGACATGAAAGACCGCCTGGCACGTGGTGAGTTCCACCTGAATACGGATGAGAATGCCGCTGCCAACCTCTCACTGAATCAGCAGGAGAGCGACCTGAGCAAACAGGTGACAGAAGAGGTGCTGAATAACTATAAGACCTTTGAAGAGCAAAAGCTGGAGATCACCCAGCAGTACCAGCTCCTGAGGAATGAGGCTGAGAAACTGGGGCTTTCTGAGCGTGTGGCAATGATCAACCAGGGAGAGGCTGAGGCTCTATCAGCCCTCAATGCCCAGATGCTGATGCAGACTGAGAGCTGGAAAAACCTTTTCTCTGATCTCGACAGCCTTACGGTGGAACAGATAGAGAAACTGATAAAGGACATCCAGGATAAGATGAGCACAGCGGATCTGAAACTGAATCCATCAGACCTGAAAGCCGTTCTGGATAAGCTGGATGAGGCTAAGAAGAAAGTGCTCGACACCAATCCGTTCAAGGCTCTGGGTACAGCCCTCAGTGACGTGTTCAAGAAACAACAGGACGGATCCAAGAAAACCTCACAGCAGATCAAGCGTGACTGGAAAAATCTGGGTGATGCTACTAAGGCTTGCTTTGACTTCGTGGATGATGCCGTTTCCTCATGCTCAGTCCTGAGTGACCTCCTGGGTGACACAGGTAAGTCTGTGATCAGTACGCTCAGTGGTATTGCAACCGCTGGTATCGCCATGAGTTCTGCCATCAAGACAGCTGAAAAGGGCAGTGCCATCCTTGCAGCCATCAGCATAGCACTCCAGGCCATTGACTTCATAGCTGGTTTGTTCAATAATGATGATGAGCTTGAAGAGCACATCCAGAGCATACAGCGTGATATAGATGCCCTCCAATCATCCCTTAACAGGCTCCAGAATGCCTACAATCACACCTACTGGGTGTTCAATGATGAGGAAGAGGCAGCATACAAAAAGCGTGTCAATGCCATCAAGGATCAGATCAAGGCTCTGGAGGAAGAGGCTGAGCTTGCACGTACTGTATGGAATTTCAGCAAGTATGCTGAGCTGACTAAGCAGATCAAGGATCTCAGGTATGAGCTTGAAAAGGCACAGCGTTCTGGTGATATGTACGATCTTATGCAACTCCAGACTGAGAACCTGAGAAAGCAGCAGGAAATGATCAGGCAGCAGATCGAGGATGAAAAGGATAAGAAAGATACCGACTGGGATAAGATCTCTCAGTGGGAGGAAAAGATCAAGGATATTGACACCCAGATCGAGGATATAGAGCGATCCATGATGGAAACGCTTGCTGGCACTGATGTAAAGTCTGCCATAGATGAGTTCGCTGAGGCTATGGTGGATGCCTATGATCAGGGTATAGACCGTGCTGAGGCTCTGGGCAAAAAGACTAAAGAGGTGCTGAGGAAAGCCGTTATTGAGGCTTTGAAGAGGCAGTTCCTGGCAAAGGGTATCAATGATGCCGTGGAGTACCTGGGTGGTGCAATGAAAGACAATATCCTTACCGATCAGGAACGTGCTCACTTCGAGGCTCTGGTAAACCAGGCTGGCAACCTCTTCAACAATGCCCTGGATGGTATAGGTGACTGGATCAAGAATGCTGAGGAAAAAGCAGCAGATCCGCTCACAGGAGCCGTACAGGGAATGAGCGAGGAAACAGGTGGCATAGTGGCTGGTAGGATGAATGCCGTGGTGATAAACCAGAGTGAACAGCTGGAAATGACCAGACAGCTTTTGCTCTTCCAGGCAGCGATCAGCACCAACACGTACAACACCGTGGAAGAGCTGAAAACTATCAAGGGTATGTTCCAGACGCTCCTAAGCTCTGGCAACCCTCTACTGGCACAGGGAATATCTTAAATAGTATTGTATATGGAACTTAACAGACAGCTGAAACAGGACGGTATAGCCGTGGGGCTTTGCTCACAGTACCAGGGTTTGCTCGACAGGAGCGATACCGTTGAAAAGATGGTGAGGCTCTTCATCAGGGGGATAGACTTCTGTATCAAGAATGACTATCCTACCCTGGAGTTCATGCGTAAGAACTTCAAGGGTAAGAGTGAGCCTTACGGTGGATATGTGGATGATGAGATCACAGGGCTTAGGAATGCTCCTGACGTGGTGCTGAATGGAGAGTGCAAGGCAATGCTGGAATATGATGAGTACAGCGTTTCCAGGATCTACATAAGGCACAGCAGCCAGGCAGCGGTCAATGTGAGTGATCATGCCATAGTAACTATAGACGCTTTTGATAGCTCTCATCTGGTGGTAGCCGTGGCTGGTGGTGATGCCCAGGTGTTAGTGAACAAATACGGTGATGCCCAGGTGGAGTGTATTGGCTCTGGGATAAAGGTAAATAGTATAAACAAGAAAACATATTAAGTTATGATTGAAGAGAATTTGATTTTGTATCTTCCGTTTGACGATGCAGACGGTAGCGGTGTTGCATACGACTATTCAAGCCAGCGTGACGATGCCGTGATCTTCGGTGATGCCTGTTTCTCCAGAAACGCAATGAAAGGCAAGTCTTTTGAATCTAACAGCGGTGGAGCCAGAACTTCCAGGGCAATTCCTTTCAGTTCCGACTTTACGCTGATCCTGTATGTGATGCCTGTATCAGACAAACTGGGCTGGCTCCTGAATTTACCAGGTATAGACAATTACCTGGAGCAATGGATGGACGTGACACCTAACCACTGGATTTCCCTGGTGTTCCAGAAGAGAGACGGACTGTTTACCGTCTATGAGAACCTGATCGAGGTGTATAGCGCACATCTTACGGCTGTGCCTGTAGGACTGTCTGTCAATGACATGGTGCTGATGTCAGAGACCCATGCCCTCATTGATGAGCTGGAGCTGTATGATAAGGCCATTCCACTCTCTGAGATCCGTGAGATCGTAAACAACTCTACAGACGTGGAGTATTACATCAACGGTATCAACTTCAAGGAGTTTGGTGTGTACGTGAGCAAGAGCAATGGCCTGGTAGGTCAGCTGGAGCGCAAAGAGGGCGCAACGGCTGAGTATGACACCTATCATGGCCGTGCATACGATTACGATTATGTCAAGTATAAGGAGCGTAAGATCTCCCTGGAGTGCTTCATTGAGGCACATAGCAGATCCGCTTTCATAGAATGGATGCACCACTTCTTTGATCAGTTCAGGATGAAAGGAACCAGGAGGCTCAGGGTGGAGCACGATGGCAGCACGAAGCCGCTGGTTTATGAGGTTGTGATGCTGGAGGGATCGGATCCTGATAAGACTTTCCCCAGGTACAATGAGAAGATGATGGTTGGTACTTTCACGCTCAACCTGGAAGAGCCTGATCCTGTAAAGATGGTGCTGAGGCACATTAGCACGACTGCAAACAGCGTAAGCTCCATCACCCTATCCACACCAAAGAAGCTGACAATCAGCTGGGGTGACGGTGAGTTTACCAGGGGAACGATTGGTAACAATCAGACGATCACACACACCTTTGCAGAACCTGGTGAGTACGACATTATCATTTCTGGCAACGTGGAGGATATTACGAACCTTACGACTGATGATATTATCGTATGGCAGAAGCTGATGTAAAATACTATGTGGACGGTACGGACTTTGCCACCTATGGTGTATATGTAACCGCCTCTGATGGTGTGGTATGCAAACCCGCCATCAAGGATCTCCTGTCTGACAACTGGAGCTTTGCACATGGCACTGCCTATGACCTGAGCCAGGTACATTACAAAGAGACTTCGCTACAGCTGAGGTGCTTCATTGAGGCAAACGGATTCAGTGACTTCATCACAAAGGCCAACGGTTTCCTGTCAAACTTTGCCGATGCGGAAATTCATTCCCTGGTGGTGAAAGCTGGTACTAATTCAGCCTACACTACCAGGACTTTCTCCGTTCTTTGCAAGGATTCAGTGGATATTGAAAAGGCATGGAACCCTGCCAAATTCGTGGGTACGTTCACTTTGAAGCTGACAGTGCCTAACCCTGTTGTACTGCCATCTGGAACCTGGAGCACAGCATCACCATCAAGCAATGATTCCGTCTCATACTCTATTGACGGATCAGACTTTGTGGGATATGGTGTGTACGTCCAGGCTTCATCAGGCATTACTACCATCCCTCAGATCAAGGATCCTCTTACCTACAACTGGGGAACGGCTGACGGTCTGGACTACCACCAGGACGGTGTAAAGTATAAGGAGCGCACCATACAGCTGAAATGTATAGTGGAGGCTGAGACATTCCCAGATCTGCTGAATAAGGCTCTTACGTTCTTTGATCTGTTTCTCCAGAACAGGACGCTGAGGCTAAAGATCGTGGCTGGGAATAAGACGCTGGTGTATGAGGTGATATGCAAGGATGAGGTGAGGCTTGTGCCAGATTTCTCACACCAGAACAAGTGTGTCGGCACATTCACTTTGAAGCTGGTGGAACCAGAGCCTGTGAAGCGTGTGCTGTATGGAAACGGTACGTGCAGCATCACCATTAAGAGCAAATCACCTGTAAACATCTATTGGGGTGACGGTACGCACACATTCGATGTGAGCGGCAATGACGTAAGCCAGACGGTATCACACAGCGTATCTTCAAACTATGTGATCATCACTGGTGAGCCAAACGATTTCACTTCTTTCAGTACAAACTTTAGCGTAATATGGAGCAGATTACTTTAATAAAGAGAAACGGCACTCAGATCAAGCTATTCTCAAAGGAGCCGTTCAGGACGGTCAAGACTGCAACCCAGAGCAAGAGCCTTATGGGTGTAGATACCGTGACCCTGAGCATTCTAACCAGGGAGATCCTGAGCTTCGACAAAGGGGATCGTATCACTGTCAAGGGTGAGAACTACTATATTCGTACAAAGGTAAACAGGGAGCTGACATCAGACGGTTATTTCAAGTATGATGCCGTATTCTACGGTGTGCTGTATGACCTGATGAAAACAGCGTACAGGGATATGGATGCCTCTGGCAACTCCACCACTTCCACCTTTGACCTGGTGTATGACCTCAAAGAGTACATCCGTGTGCTGATCAATAACGTAAACCATGACTATCCAGGATGGTGGACGTTTGATGAGACAGGATGCCCAGACAAAAACCCCATACCTCTCCAGTTCAGCTGTAACAACTGCCTGGAGGTGCTTCAACAGGTGTGCCAGAATTTCAAGGTGGATTTCCGTATCACACAGATCACCGCGAACAATACCACCGTGCGTACCATCAAGATAGGATCTTTCGGATCTGTTATAACACCTCCTGACGGATCCAGCTACTTTGAGTGGGGCAGGGGTAAGGGTTTGTATTCACTGAAAGAGAATAAGGTGGATGATAAGGCCATAAAGACCAGGCTCTGGGTGGAGGGTGGTACTTCCAATCTGCCTACAGGCTACAGGAACTATGCCATGAGGCTCCAGCTTCCATCCAGGAGGCTCAACAGGAACGCACACACCCTTTCCGATGGAACTGTTATAGCAGCTGGCTCAGAGTATATAGGTATCAGCAGTGAGAATGCCAGGTATATTGAAGATACAAGTCTCTCCCAGACCCTGGGAGTGGATGCTGATTCTGTGCTCTATGATGAGATCGTACCTACCAGGACTGGAGAGGTGACAGCTGTCTATACGTCTGGAGAAAACCCAGACTACTTTTCCTTTGCTGACAGCAGTATGGATTTCAACTTGAACGAGCACCTGGTGGATAATGTCAGTGCAAAGGTGACTTTCATCACTGGTAAGCTGGCTGGTCAGACGCTGGAGATCAGTAAGTATGACCATGCAACAAAGAAATTCACGCTCATTCCATACCAGGACAGCCGTGGCCTTACGATACCTACAGAGAATAGCAATGCTTTCCGCATAGAGGTAAATAACAAATACAAGCTCACTGATATTGCAATGCCTCAGGCAATCATAGACAATGCAGAAGAGGAATTGTGGTATGCTGGATATGATGATCTTTGCAAGCTGAAACAGGCCAGGGTACAGTACACTATGGAGCTTAACCGCATGAAGCTCCTGGATGATATGCCAACTGATTCAGACACCGTGCTTTTCAAGCCTGGTGACTATGTGCCTATCAAAGACACAAGGTTTGGTGTTCAAAAGAACATCAGGATCCAGAAAGTGGAGCGTAACCTTTTGCTCAGGCATGACTATCACCTGACGATTTCGGACACTGCAACTGTGGACGTGATCACCCAGAGCGTGGTAGATACACAGAACCATGAGGTTATTATCATCAACAACCAGCTGAGGGATCTCACTAAGAAGAGGCGGGGATGGAGAACCACTGAGGAATTGAGGAATATGGTGTTTGACACAGACGGTTATTTCGATACCGACAACTTCAAGGCAAACTCCATTGATACCAATATGCTCACTGTGGGATCTAAGAGCCAGCAGTTTGTCCTGTCTGGTGTGGTGATCCAGCCTAACTATGGAGGAAATGCCAACAGGATTGTTATATCAGCAGGATCCCTGGTACACCTGACTATCAATGAAAATTCTGCAAGGCTCTGGAACCTGACAGCCTCAGACACGACAATGGGCAACGCTACTGGCTACTATCTATATGCCAGGTGTGCAAAGTCTGGTGATAATGGTATATGGCTGGTTACACAGACCAGGTATCAGGCAGATCCAGGCGGTAACTACTATTATTTCCTGGTTGGTATCATAGGATCTGCCTATGATGCCTCTGGAGGCCATACGGCTTACCGTGACTTCACAACCACATACGGATTTACCAGGATCAACGGCAACACCATCACTACAGGTAAGATCGTAACTGATGATGGATATAACTATCTGGATCTGGACGGTAATAAGTTCAGAATAGGTGACGCTAACAGTTCACTGGACTACAATGTTACGGCAAATAACCAGCTTACGCTTTTCAACGTAAAACTGAAATCTGGATCTGGTGACGTTTCGGACATTGGAGTTTACCGTGGTGTTTATAACCCTAACTATATTTATTACAAGGGGGATGAGGTTTCATATACTTCAAGTGGATATACTGCCACATACAGGTATATCAATCCAACTCCATCAAGAGGCCATGCACCAACTGACACGGCTTATTGGGATGTTGTATCTAAAGGTGCTGATGGAACTACAGAAGAAAAGGTTTTCCAGCGTACTAAGGTGAACATCAGGCCAGATGCTCCAGGTAACTCTCAGAGTGACGGATATATTCCTACTGGATGGACTGCAGCACCTGTTGGGGTTAATGCGGAATATCCATTTGAATGGGTTTCCGTGCGAAAAAAGAACGCAGGAACATGGGGAAACTTTGAGACACCTACCATCTGGAATGTGTATGGCCAGGCAGTTAATAACAACTTGCTTAACCAGACTGAATTTGAGAGTGCTGAAAAACTTGATAAGTGGCATATTAGATCATATTATCATAACAAGGATGGATATGATTATCAGGATAATGTATCTGATCATATAGCACAGAAATACAAGGATGGATATAATGCCTACTATGATACCTGTATCTATAGTAGCACATATATCAATTATAAGGAGATCCTTGCTCAGTATGTCTGGAAAAAGGATGGATCAATCAAGACACTGGAAAACTCAAAGTGGTACACTCTTTCTTTCTGGGCACGTAATTACGGATCAAAACTGAATGTGTATTTATATACTGGTGTTGATGGAGAGTATGCCTATGATAGCAATGAGAGTATCTATGTGGACGGTATAGAGGTAAAGACAAATGGGCAGAATGTAAGGCCAGACGGTACTGTTATGAGTACTCCTAAGTTTTCACGTCCTGACTCAGATATGTGCGTAAGTTTTGATTCTGGCTCAGAGCTTGTAAAGCACACTATCACATTCAAAACAAGATCTGCCTATAATAGCTCATACCGTTTCAGTACTGACTGGGTTGAGTTCCTTTTCCGTCTATTGCCTCCGACTTCTTACGGTAACATCAATATCTGTATGATCAAACTGGAAGAGGGCATGACAGATACAGCCTATATTCCAAGCAGTGTTGATCTTCATAACTTCTACTATGAGTACAGGTTTGCTAAGAACGGATCAACATCTGTTGCACCTGATCTGAATAAGAACGTGGCAAATCCAAGCGGATGGAGTACAACACAGCCGACTGTCAGCCAGGGTGAATTTCTCTGGAGGATCATAGGTAAGAAAAACAGTGACGGTACTCTGGCAGAAGCATGGAGTGATCCGATCCGTATCACACCCTATGACGGTGTGAATGGCAAAAGCCCTGTCCTGGTTTTCCGTGGTAACTTTGATGGTACAAAAACCTACTATGGTACTCAATACAGGGTGGATGCTGTCAAGTATAACGGATCCTACTATATATGCCGTATAGACGCTGGATCTTTTACAGGATCGAGCTATATTCCTACAAATACCGATAAGTGGAATACCTTTGGTGCTGAGTTTGAAAGCATAGCAACCAACTTGCTCCTGGCTGAGGGTGCAAGCATCGGTAACTGGTGGCATAGTGGTGGAAAGATCGTTTCCACACTGGGTACTGGAAACAAGATAGAGCTGGATGCAAGCACACCCAGGATCTATATAGAATCTGCTACCAGTGGCGGTGACTACTCTGAGGACACCTCTATGGGATCAAAGATCGAGCTGAATGCCAGCGAGGGTATTGTAAGGGTGGAGGCTAAGAATAGGCCATCCTACTCCACTGGTACGTCCTATATGTCACCTACAGGAATATTTGCAAACCTTGCTGGTACTCAGGCGGTGAGTACTGTTACTGGCTATATCAGAAAGGCTGCAATGGTGGCTCTGGGATATGGCAACCTGGCAAAGAGTTCCTGGGAGCTTAATAATGATGAGGCTATGCTGGCTGGTGTGTATGGTGTTGCAAACAACAGCAACGGCTCTCCAGCTCCAGCCTATGGAGGCTTTTTCTATGACCTGAAAGCGTGCGGATTGATCCTGAAAACAAGGTATATCGGAGATAGCTCATCAGGAAATGATCTGTATATTCCAAAGTCTGTAAGCCAGGTGATAAGCGTTACCAACAGTGGAACACGAAAGAATGTGTATCTGCCTAATGACGGCTATGATGGCAGGGTTATTTTCTTCCATCAGCAGGGAGGCGGTGGCTTGCGTATCTATCCCCAGTCAGGACAGCATATCTATGATGATACGTCAGAAAATTCATATTATGACATTGATGAGGGGCGTACTCTGATGGCAATATTCGGAGTATGGTACAAAAATAACGTTCGTACAGAAGTTTGGACTGTGAGAGTATTCAAATATTAATAATATGATATACGGAATTATAGAAGATGGTGTGCTCAAGACACAGGACGTTGTAGAGCGCAAAGAGCGGAGGCCAGTGATTAAGAAAGGCCAAACCGTTATCCAGGAGTTTGTGATCTCTGTAGAGGATCAGGTAAAAGTACTGTCTGAAAGCGGATGGAAACCTGTTGATATGATTGACGAAACCAAGCTGGAGTGTGAGGATGGCTTTGCTATCCGCATGGCAGCAGTGGAGTATGAAGATCATATTGGATTTGATTATGAAAAGGTGATAGATCAGCCGTACTACAGGCGAAAGATCCAGGAACTGAAAGATGAGCTTTCAAGCTCTGACTATAAGATGATCAAGTGCTATGAGGCTTACCTGGTTGGTGAGCCTATGCCCTACAATGCCCAGGAACTACACAGTTCAAGGCAGTCACTCAGGGATAGCATCAATGCTCTGGAGGATATGATTGATAACATCGTGAATGCAACAAACAACAATGATTAACCAGGTGAATGGATGGGTGGCTGGATCCCTCCAGGATCCTCCAAAAGAAAGGAGGTGGGTATGAAAAAGTAGCTATTTGGGGTCTGAAAAGGGTAAAAATGATGAATTTTGCAATTTTTCATGCCTAAAAAGTGTGTTTGTTGAACACAATTTCGTATTTTTGCAGTGTAAAAAATTAAATATTGCTTCATTATGAACGAAATGAATATTCTAAGGATCCTTGCAAAAGGACAGATTCAGGATCTATCCAGCGGTTTCTCCCTGGGTGGAAAGCCTTTCTCCATCTTCATCCGTTCCAAGCAGCCAACGCTATCCACCAATATGGTTGTAAACTGTAAGCTGATCTGCGACAAAGAGGCTGGAGCGTTCCCCTGTGCTCTGGGTGACTGGACACCTGGAGCTATTGCTGAGATCTCCCCTAATGCCATTGACCTGACAGAGTTTGATGTGTACTGGGGTGCTGGTGAGAGTGTTTAATCATTTAATATTTCATTCAAACTATGGGTTTATTATTAGGTAGTGGTAGCACAACACCACAATATCCGTACTCAATGTGGTACGGTGTTCAGGGCGATTTCACAAGCCAGGATTATCAGCTTACACGTGTGGGCAACCTGGACTTGCACAGATCTCTGCCTATTCAGAAGAAACTGAGACGTTTCGTTGAGAACACGGACGGATCGGTTAAGTACTATCTCCATGCTAACGACAGCCGTAAGAAAGACGGTGGCACAGCTGCCACTATTGACGGATCTGACGGTAACGTGATGCTGGAAAAGCCTGCTTACTACAGGAGGATCGAGATCTGGGGTACTAAGTGGCTCTATGCGATCTCTGAGTATGAGCTGCCTGGCTTCACTCTGATGAGCCGTAAGACTTGCTCACCCTGGCTGGCTACTTACAATGCGGCTGGCAATGCGGCTATCTCTGGCTGTTTCCTCACCTGGAATGGGGATGCAATAGCACGTGACGCAAACGATCTGCCTATCTTCGTTTCTGGTGCTCCACGTGGCGGTGCTGGTACAAACTGGGATGGCACTTACAGGTCTCTGATCGGTATGCCTAAGACTTCTGTAGCCAAAGCAGCTGTTAGGGCTATGTGTAAGAATGGCACACACCACGGTTTCGGACGTATCTACAATGAAATTGCCTGGCTCCAGAGGATCGAGTATGCCTCACTGTACTGCCAGGACACTTTCACTGAGACACTGACAGCTGACGGTTTCCATCAGGGAGGTCTGGGTAGCGGCTGTGCCGTTGATTCCACTGAGTGGAATGCCCACAACTCCTACAATCCGTTTGTTCCATGCGGTGTTACTGCCACACTGGGTAACAACACTGGTAAGGTGACTTACAAGGTTAAGAACTGGCAGAACTCTGGAACAGATAAGGACATCCAGGTAACATCATACCGTGGCCTTGAAACTCCATTCGAGTATCTTAACCACCTGGCAGATGATATACTGGTATGGCATAAGGAGGATAAGAGTGAGATCTACGTTTGCGAGGATCCCACTAAGTTCACCTCTCACTCTGATTCTGCTACAACCGTTCCTAACGGTTATGTGGCTCAGACAGAGCTTCCACGTGCCTCTGGCTTTGGTCTTACCCTCTCTCTGATGGAGAACGGCTATTCATTCATCGACAAGATCGGTGGTGCTGCCAATAAGGGTGTGACCGATTACTTCTATTCACCCATTACTGTGGACTTCACAGGCTGGGGCTGGTATGGAGCCTTGCTCGGTGGTCATGCGTATTATGGTGCGAGTGCGGGTTTCGGTTATCTGTCTACGAGTCGTCGTTCCTCCTATTCGGTTGCGCCTGTTGGGTTCCGTCTGTGCCGTTTCTAACGGACTGCAATAAATCGGTGTGCGGGGCGATTTTGGATCGTCTCTCACACCTTTTTCTCTTTGGTTTGAAAATGAGTTCTTTGAAATAATATAAAACGGTTGCGGGGGCTTGGAGCCTTGCTCGGTGGTAATGCGAATAATGGTGCGAATGCGGGTTTCGGTTATCTGAATACGAATAATCGTTCCTCCAATTCGAATGCGAATATTGGGTTCCGTCTTTACCGTGGTTATTTCCTGTAGAAAGCTGAGGATATATATAACTGTTTTCGCCTCCGTGACCATACCACACAGGGGCTGCTGGCACTGCTGGCAGCTGGTAAAACAATAGTGTTTCAGACAGGTGTGAGTAAGTAATTGAAAGCTCCTGATTGAACAACGGCACACAATGGATAAGAAAGAAAAGAAAAAGGTAGATCCAAAGATGATGAACTACCTCAATCCAGCCATTATGTACCAGGACTTTGAGGATGTGGGCTACTACATCGGTAAGACAGGTAAGATCTACCTGTCACCCTGTAAGAGGATCAAGAACGTGTTTCCTCTGATCTACAGCCCTGCCAACCTGATCAGGTCTCAGTACACCGCTCAGAAAGGTAAGAAGCAGAGAGGTGAGGTACAAAAGTTCAATGAGAATATCAATGGCAATCTGGCTTTCCTGTATGAGATCCTGAGTGAAGAAACGTATGTGCCAGGTAAGTATAGGGTTAAGAAAATCTATGACCCAAAGGAGAGGGATATAATGATAGCTCCTTTCTTTCCTGACAGGATCATCCATCACTGCGTGATCAATGTGCTGGCTCCACACTGGTATCACATCTTCATAAACAATACCTATGCCTGTATCAAAGGCCGTGGCATTCATAAGTGTATGGAGGATGTGCATAGGGATCTGATGAGCGATAAGGCGGGAACTAAGTACTGCCTGAAAATAGACATCAGAAAGTTCTATGATAACGTGGATCATGCCGTTCTTAAACGGATCGTGAGGATAACGATAGCAGATGAGAGCCTGCTGTGGCTGTTGGATAGTATAATAGACAGTAACGGTAAAGAAAAGGGTTTGCCAATCGGCAACTTCACAAGCCAGTACCTGGCTAACCTATACCTGGCATACTTCGACCACTGGGTTAAGGAGATCCTGGGTGTGGAATACTACTACAGGTACATGGATGATATAGTGGTTCTGGCTGGTAGCAAGGCCAGACTGCATGACATCCTGGATGCTTTTGCACTCTACCTGGGTACAGAGCTGAAAGTGGAGATCAAGGCCAACTGGCAGATATTCCCAGTTGATGCTCGTGGAATCGACTACGTGGGCTTCAAGCAGAATCATTACGGAATACTCCTGAGAAAGGGGATCCTGCTGAATTTCTATAAGAAGCTGGAGGCTACAAAGGAGAAATACGACATCAGGAGTGAGGATGATATTAAGCACCTGTTTCCGTCTGAATACGGCTGGATAGTCAGATGTGATAAGGAGCACAGTGATTTTATTTTTAATAAATGTTTGAACAATGGAAAAAGTAAGTGTATTGACTACAGGGCTGCTTTCAAAGGAAAAGCCCGTTGTAATTGACGATCTGAAAAATGGTCAGGGTACTTTCCTCTACAATCACAACATCCATGAGGTGCTGGTGATCGAGGATGAGAACGGTGGCATCACCATTACTGAGGATGCTAAGAAAGCCACTGGCACTATGTGGATGTACGACAGCCTGAGGGTGGAATACCCAAAGACACGTAAGAACATCTACGCTACGCTGCTGGAGGCTCGCTATCCACAGGACGTACAGCAGAAGCTGGTGAACGACTACCAGGCAGCACAGCTGGGAATCCTGGAGGATGAAGAGGCAGAAGAGGCTGAGGCCGCTTACACTACTTTCCTCAGGGAGCGTAAGGCTATCAAGGCCAGTGTGACTGCTGACTGTTTGGAGAACAATATCCCTGAGAATCTATGAATCAGGTGATAGAGGATTTCGTGGATGATAGTGTAGGCCAGGGCGGTTCTGACATCTTCGACTGTGAGTTTACATCCATTGATGCTGTCATTAACCAGGTGACGGTGTTTACTGGGTGTGATCCTGACAGGCAGACAGAGAACGGTACACGCTGCCTGATCGCCTATGGTGAGGGTTATAGCAAGTCCGCTTTCTTCACTGACAGTAAGAAAGTAAAGGATGTTTTCGCTAACCCTGGCAGACATTATCCATTCCGTGCTGTGATCAAGGTTGTTAAGTATGGTACAATGTATGGTTTCAGGGTGTTCCCACCGTCCACTGAGATTACCCAGGATGATAAGGATAACTTTGAGGCATACAGGAAAAACAAATGGAGGCGCAAATGATACATGAGGGATTGGAAACGGCCAGGACTATAGGTGACGTTGGGATGATGGCTGTAACGGCTGCATTCTTTCTGGTGCTGGCTGCTATGCTGATGATCACCTGTTTCAAGTGGTTCAAGTCTATCATAAACAATATGCTGGATAAGAACTCAAAGATGATTGATGAGCTGCTGAAAGAGACACGTAACCAGAACGGTATGCTTCTGGATATATCGGAGGGGTTACGTCCAGAGACACAGATCAGGATCAAGAATACCTCCAGTATCTTCTTTGACTATGCTGTGGAGAAAGTATGCCGTATTATTAAAAAGGTACGTGAGGAAAACCACATTGTGGATAAGGAGGCAACCAAAAAGAAGATCAGGACGCTCCTGATCAACTTGCATGATGATCGAAACAGCCGCTTTGACTACTACACGTACAGAGGGAAAAGGCTTTCATCCTATACCTCTCCTGAGTGGGTGGAATGGGTTGCTGACGTTGTGGAGGCTGAGGTGTATTCCGATATGCAGAACAATGGCAGGAGCTATACTAACGTACAGGCGGTGTATGACCGTATCAAGATTGATTTTTACCACAAAATGAATTGCTGAAATGATCGTACTGATTGACAATGGCCACGGTGAGGAAACACCTGGCAAAAGATCCCCTGATGGAATACTCAGGGAATACCGATATACACGTGAGATAGCTGCTGAGGTACAGCGACAGCTCCAGGAGAGAGGCTACCAGGCACAGCTCCTGGTTCCTGAGGAAAAGGATATTTCACTGGGTACACGCTGTAACCGTGCAAACTCTGTGTGTAGGAATTTCGGTACTAAGAACGTGATCCTGGTTTCTATCCATGTCAATGCCGCTGGAAACGGCCAATGGATGAAAGCTACAGGGTGGAGTGCCTTTACTACCAAAGGTGTAACAAAGTCTGACAGGCTGGCTGACTGTTTCTATGCCGCTGCCAAAGAGGTGCTGCCAGGTGATAAGAGGATCCGTACTGACTACTCAGATAAGGATCCTGACTGGGAAGAGAACTTCTACATCCTGAAACACACCCTTTGCCCAGCCGTTCTGACTGAAAACTTTTTCCAGGACAATAAGGAGGATGTGAGCTATCTCCTTTCCCTGGAGGGCAGGAATGCCATTGTGAAGATCCACGTAGAGGGAATTATTAACTACATCAACAGTTTATGAGAAAGTATCTGATCATTACGTGCCTGGCACTTGCAATACTGAGTGCCTGGCTTGCACACTGCCTGTATGAGAGTAGTGTGGATAGGAAGAGGCTCAGGAATAACCAGGAGGCTCTGATGAGTGAGGTAAAGCTGTATGAGACAAAGGCGGGTGAAAGTGCTGCCTCTGTGCTCAGGCTCCAGCTGACTAAGGATGAGCTGGAGAGGAATAACCAGAAGCTGTGCCAGGAGGTCAAGAATCTGGGGATAAAGATTAAACGGCTGCAATCGGTGTCACAGACATCCAGCCAGACTGAGATCAAGATCCAGACTGAGATAAGAGACAGTATCGTTTACCGTCCTGAGATCCACCTGGTAGATACCCTAAAAGCATTCAGCTGGAAAGATCCACCGTGGGCTGATGTGTCTGGAGTTATCGACAGCGGAAAGATCAATTTACAGCTACATACGACTGATACAATCATTCAGATAGTTCACAGGGTTCCTAAGCGGTTCCTGTTTTTCAGGTTTGGCACTAAGGCCATACGACAGGAGGTTATAAGCAAGAATCCATACAACAGGATCCACTACTCTGAGTACATCGAATTGAAGAAATAGCTTTCTGTAGAATAACAATACTACCGATCCGTGCCAGCCGTGAGGTTCGCATGGATCATTTTTTTACTGGGTAAATTTGGTGGTTTGAAATAAATTGCCTACCTTTGCACCACCGATCTGAAACATCGGTGTTGCATTTGCGCCCCAATCCAGATCCTGGTGAGGGGTGCTTTTGTTCATAAAATAAGCAGAAATGCTACAATAGTTCTACAGAAAATGGAAAAAACCTCGTAAGTAATTGAGAATCATGGTATGAAACCAGTCTCTCCTAAGCACTATCCACATTCAGGGACGCTGGATGATCCAGGCGGTGATCTTTTATTTATGTGACAGCTCTCTAAGCCCTTGTAGTTCAATGGATAGAACACGGCTCTCCTAAAGCTGAGATATGGGTTCGATTCCCATCGGGGGTACAAAATTACAAAAATAATTTTCAAATTCCGCAAATTTTATGTAATTTTGCTGCGGAAAGTTCTACAATAGTTCTACAGAAGCAAAATTATGGCTACTTTTAAGGCAGAAGTGTATGCCCATCAGAAGAAACAGGATGGAACGTACAATATCAAGATCAGGGTTACGCAAAACCAGCGTAAGCGTTACCTGGCTACTCCCTGGTATGTGACAAAGGATGATCTCACACGCTCCCTGAAACTCAAAAACCAGAAGTATGTGGATCTGGCAGAGGATCTGATCAGGACATACCGTAACAGGTGTGATATGCTGGGTACACGCATTAAGGGTATGACGGTGGATGAGGTGGTGGCTTTCATTGAAAAGCCTCAGGAGCCAGACAGGTGGGATCTGGATATAGTGGAGTATGCCAGGGAGCACATCAGGAGGCTGCAAGAGACAGGGCATGAGGGGAATGCCCAGACCTATAAGGTGGCTATCAATTCCCTGGTGAAGTACCTGGGTAGGGAAAAGGTCAGCATTAAGGAGGTCACTGTGAAGATGCTCAAATCATGGGTTGCATGGATCCTGGATCAGGAAACGTGCAAGGCTGGCTTTGCACCTCATAACTATATCTCCAGGCTCAGGGCAATCCATAACATGGCTAAAAAGGAGTTCAACGATGAGGATGCTGGGATCATCAGGATCCCTAACTCTCCTTTCTCCCATATAGACATACCTAAGGAGCCAGTGCCAGAGAAACGTGCTCTTACCATCAAGCAGATGAAGATGCTGCTGGCTCTTCCATATAAGGATAGCCCATACCCTAACACCAACCGCTATAACTTTGCCCTGGATCTCTTCATTCTGAGCTTTGCCCTGGTAGGCATGAATCTGGTGGATCTATACCATTGCGGGAACTGTACGGACGGACGGATCACCTATGAGAGGATAAAGACAAAGAACAGGCGGGCTGATCGTGCCAGGATCTCCATCAAGATCCAGCCAGAGATCAAGGCTCTGGTGGATAAGTACAGGGATCCGTCTGGTAAGAGGATGTTCAGGTTCTACAGGATGTATGCCTCAATGAGCACAATACATAAGGCCGTTGGTGCTGGGCTTAAAAAGATCGCTGAGGATCTGGGCATGGATGAGCTGGATTTCTATGCTGCCAGGCACACCTGGGCTACCATTGCCCAGAATGATGCTGGTGTGGATAAGTGGACGGTACACACATCACTAAACCACGTGGATGATGAGACCAGGATCACTGACACCTACATCCGTAAGTCCTGGGATCCCATTGATAAGGCAAACAGGAAAGTGCTTAACCTGGTGAAGATCAAAAGGCACTTTTTAGAGCCAGTTTTGCCTAAGCAAAAATAGTAAGTTATTGAATATTAGTAAATTGTAGCACTGATTTTGCCTAAGCAAAATAAAATAGGTGGTTTTTGCTTGAATTTTGCTTGCTATTTTGCTTCCATTTTGCTTGCACTTTTGCCTAAGCAAAATTATAAGACGTTGAAACACAGGCAATTACAGAGGTGTAAAATTTTGTTCCGTTTTTCTTAATTTTGCCTAAGCAAAAATAGAAAATATCTGAGTGTCAGATAATTACACGGCTAATTTTGCCTAAGCAAAAATTTTGGCACAAGTTAAATGGGGGTATATATATACTTATATATAATATATATTATAATAATTATTATTTAATAATAAGGGAATATGTATGAAATAGGGGTGTGGGGAAAGAACAAAAGAAATGCCCACCTGGTTAAGGTGAGCAAATTCTTGATAGTTTTGCAAGAATTAGCAAGAATTGTCATTCCTGGGCTTGCTTCTTAAACATCCTGCCAGATCCAGTTAGGAGCCATTCAGCACTCACACCGTATTCTTTCACCATAGGGTATAGCCAGGAAACCTGAAACCATCCTCTATCCAGATCCTTTCTCTGGGCTAAGAAATTGCGCCTGTCAATCTCATAGAGCCTACAGTATGTATTTACACCTCTGATGTCACCTTTGGCTATGATGGCATCCAGAGCACTGTAGAAACGCTCCATAACGTGCTTTGTTATATCGGTATTCATTTCTGCCTTGTTTCTGTTATTTTATCCATTCCTTTGTCAAACGTATAGACTACCTCCACAATGTCAGTAGCTCCGAAAGAGTTTTTTGCACGGTATCTGTGAGACACCTCCCATCCCAGGGTATCATAGGGGTTTATCCCAGCACTCTCCAGGTGGTGCTTCCAGTGATCCAGGAACACGTTGATGGTATCAAGGCTAAACAGCCCAGCTTTCTTTCTCTCCAGGCATTCAGCTATAGCCATACTCATAGGTGTTATCAGATCTGGCTTACCTATCTCAATATTCTGGTAGCTGGCTGGATCTTTCAGGTGAGCATCCAGGTACTCATCTATCAGCCTTTCATGCTTTTCCTTGCACCCTGTAAGAGCCAGGAGAGCAAGGATCATTACCAATACCTTTCTCATGCGTTTATGAAACTCAGATCATCCATTAACTGGGTAAACGGCTCCTGGGGCTTACCAAGGATCTTTGCCTCAGTCTGTGCGCTTGCAATAGCTTTCTTCACATCCAGGATCCTGCTATGATCCAAATTCCCACTTACAGCCTCTTTGAAGAGGTCAATAACCATTCTGTAATACGTTTCCATAATTCAGTCCTTTAATCTTTCGATAATCGTAATTAGTCTATCCATTTGCTCCTGAGCTTTCTCTGTGAGCTTTCTCTGAGCTGCCAGCTCCACCATGAACTGGTTTACAGTCATATCACTATTGAAGTGATTACCATTGCCAACCTGGTTGTTTACTATTGAAGCACCTCCAGGATCCGCTATCTCTTTATTTAGCATTTCACCCTCTCCATATAGCAACCATTCCCTGTTTAGCTCAGGAAAAGCACTCAGAACATTTTTCAGTTTCTCAGAGCCATAGCCAGAGCGCATAGAGGTGACATATCCAGTGGATAAGCCACATTTTTCCTCAAAGGTTTTCATCTTAATCCCTTTGTGCCTAATAAATTCAATCGTTCTTTCCTTAATTGTCTTACTCATACCACTTTTGTTAAATAATATTAAAATCAGAACATTTTTCTGAGAATTGCTCTGATAATTCAGAACTTTTCTCTATCTTTGCACCCGAAAGGTAACTTGTGCGGCACAAATATACAAAAATATGTTTGTAAAACACAGAAATATTATGTTAAAAATGGCAAAGAGTAAATTCAGACAAATCTACGATGCACTGCCTACCAGGGCAGCGAGAGCACCCAAAACCGTTTGGGTTGAACGTATGGCAGAGATCTGTATGGTAAACCAGAGCACTGTACGCTGCTGGCTTGCTGGCACTCAGAAACCAGATGCACTAAAGATCTCTCTACTCTCTAAGGAGCTGGGTGTGCCAGCTGATGAATTGTTTTCTTGATCATTCAAATTGCAACACCGATGAAAGTACTGGAAAACAATGGCTACAAAATGAAAGTTCGGAGTGATGAGGGCAATACGCTCCTGATCGCTCAGAGGTGCTACACTGAAAAAGGTGTCTCTATGTGTGGAAAGCCTTTCTATAAGGGTATGATCTGGATGGTGTTTGGCTGGTGTTCAGGCCGCAAATACAATATCCAGGGCATGGATTCCACAATGAACAGTAAACAGGACGTGCTTAATGCCATCAAGGATCATCCGTCTTTCACGGTGGCAGCACATGAGTTAGGACTTAAATAATTTCAGATCGTATGAAACAAGTAACATTATCAAACGCTATTCAGTGTGCAATAGCAATCGTTTTCACCATTGCCGCTTTGGTAGTAGGTATCTGCACAATGACAGGACACAACATCTTCTTTGGTATCATGGGAGCTGCTGTAGCCAGGATGTTCTATGTGGATGATTACTATGGCGAGAGTGTGAAACAGTATATTCAGAGAAAGAGAGGCTAACGATGGAGATCACCCTGGAACTATTTGAACTGAAAAACCTCTGTATGGATATGGCCGAGCTGGGGGTACATAATTATATCAAGTCACAGGAACCCGCCAAAGATCTGCTATCCCAGAGGGAGGCTTACAGGCTGTTTCAGGAGAGTAGGGTTAAGGAGTGGAGATCAAAGGGGCTGATCCAGCCTGTAAGGATGGGAAAGTCTGAGAGATCGAAACTGCAATACTCCAGGGCTGAGCTGGTTGCACTCGACAAATCAGAGAGACTTAATCAGTATATTAACAAGTAAAAAGTTATTCTATGGAGATCGTATTACAATCCCTACACCTGGTGAATTTCAAGGGAGCCAGGGATGTGGAGCTGACTTTCAGCCCAGGCACAAGTCAGGTGAAAGGCGAGAACGGCACAGGTAAGACTACCGTATTCGATGCTTTCACATGGCTGCTATTCGGTAAGGATAGCACACAACGCTCTGATTCCAATTTCAACATCAAGACCCTGGATGCCCAGGGAAACCCGATCCTGAAACAGGAGCACTCTGTTACTGCTGTGCTGCTGGTGGACGGTAAGGAAATGAAGTTGAAAAGGATGTACCGTGAAAAGTGGGAAAAGCCTACAGGCACTACCACTGAGACCCTAAAGAACCACGAAACACTCTTCTACGTGAATGATGTAAAGCTGCCTACAAAGCGTGAGTATGACGCTAAGATCAGCTCAATCATTCCAGAAAATGTTTTCCGTATGATCACTAACCCTTTCTTCTTTAACAGCATGGCTGCTGAGGATAAAAAAGTGATGCTCCAGGATATGGTTGGCAACGTCACAGACCAGGACGTGGCACAGCTTAAACCTGAATATGCTGAGTTCCTTGCTGAGCTTGCTGGCACTCCAATAGCTGAAAAGGCTAAGGAGATCAAGGCTAAGAAGAGTGCCTGTAATGAAGAGCTGGCTCTGATACCTACTAAGATCGAGACAGCTAAGAAGCTGAAACCAGAGGCTGAGGATTGGGATGCCCTGGAAAAGGAGCTGGCAGAGAAAAAGGCTAAGCTGGCAGAGCTGGAGGCTCTTCTGAGAAATGACAGATCAGCCCAGAATGCCCAGATCTTTGAACAGCGCAACAGCCTACAGACACAGATCAATGACAAACAGCTGGAAGAGAGCAAGCGAAAGAATGCCCTCAGGCTGGAGGCTGATAAGAGCTATAACCAGGCAGTCCAGGAGGCAGAGAGCACAGCCGCCAAACAGCGTAACGAGATCCAGGCAAAGATCAATGATCTCCAGATCACTATCACTAAGAGAGAGGGAGAGGTAAGGCTTTCTGCTGGTAAGAGCTATGAGGATGCCAGGAAAGCCGTTACAGACCAGGAGGCAAAGATCAGACAGCTCCAGGATAACTTGAAGCGTCTGCAAGCCTCTAAGGATCTTCTGGAGAATGACATAATGGATGCCCAGAAGAATGTTAGTGATACAGAGAGATCCATCAAGGAAACTGAGGTTACGCTGGTGGATTGCCGAAACGACTATAAGGAGCTTTCTGCAAGCCAGTTTGTGATGTCACCTGATCAGATGGTATGCCCTACCTGTAAGAGGCCGCTTGATGTGGATGATATTGAGGCTAAGCGTCAGGAGCTGGAAGCCAATTTCAATGCAGAAAAGGCTGAAAAGGTCAAGGCCAATATTGAGCGTGGAAAATCTGTCAAGGCTAAGCTGGAGGCTCTACAGGCTACCCTGGAACGTCAGAGAAAGACAATGGCCGATAAGGAGGCTCTTCACAAGCAGAATGAGAGCGATATTACCAACGCTGAGAATGAGATCAAGGAACTGACAAACGATCTCGTTTCAGCACGTGCAAGCGTACCCGCTGAGCCTGACTACCAGAAAGCCCTGGAGGGTGATGCTGAGTATATCCGTCTCACCACTGAGAAAGAAAAGCTGGCTAAGGATAAGGAGAGTATCACAGCTGCTGTAGTGGATCAGCCTGACTACCTGGAGATCGAGACGAATGACCAGGTGCTTATCCAGATCAAGAACGATATTACGGAACTGCAAAACCAGCTGGGAGCCATTAGGGAGCCAGAGGGTGATGCCCAGGCAGACAACTCTGAGGCTAAGGCTGAAAAGGTGAAGATCTCAGGTGAGATAGATGCCATTAACCAGCGTTTGGGTCACAGATCCATCCTGGAACGTGCTGATAAGGAGATCAAGGAACTGGAGGATCAGAGGGATAACCTCAATGAAAAGGTGGCTGAGCTGGAGAAATGGGAGTTTGACTGCCTACAGTTCCAAAAGGCTAAGGATGATGAGCTGCTGAGACGTATCAATGGCCTCTTCCAGATCGTATCATTCTCATTCGTTTCCTCACAGCTAAACGGTGGAGAGAAACTTACCTGTGTTTGTACGGTGAATGGCACTCCATACCCTGATGTGAATAATGCTGGAAAGATCAATGCTGGACTGGATATTATCAATGCGATCTGCAAGGCTAAGGGTGTGAATGCTCCCATCTTCGTGGATAACGCTGAGAGTGTGAACAATGTCCTGGAAACATCCAGCCAGAAGATCCTGCTGTGTGTGACCAATGATAAGAAACTTACAATAGTATAAACCACAAATGGAGATCCTGTGGTGAACGTCTTGGAACATGGGACACCTTAGAGGATGGTTTGGATTAAATGCGTTGGACATCCTTATGGTGGATAAACGGAAACAATATCAATAAGTAAAACCTCACTCCAGGCTCCATTTACAAACTAATAGTATTATGGCAGATAACAATGTAACAAATGCGCCAGTACCAGCTAACGGTGGTGCTGTACCAGCTCCAAAGGTCAATGAAAAGACTTTGGAACTGAAAAAGATCCTGAATGCCGACAGCGTACAGGAACAGTTTAAGAATGCCCTGGGTAAGAATGCAAATACATTCATTGCCTCAGTGATCGACCTCTTCAACTCAGACAGTAAGCTGAGAGAGTGTAACCCTACCCAGGTGGTGATGGAGGCTCTGAAAGCCGCTGTGCTCAAATTGCCGATCAACAAGTCTCTGGGCTTCGCCTATATCATTCCATATAACAACAGCTATCCGAAAAAGGATCAGTACGGACGTGATATGATAGGCCAGGACGGTAAGAAGATCTGGGAGAAAAAGATGGAGCCTACCTTTCAGCTGGGCTATAAGGGATATATTCAGCTGGCTATGCGTACAGGCCAGTACCGTACACTCAATGCCGATGTGGTGTATGAGGGTGAGGTGAGACAGGTGAGCAAGCTCACTGGAGAGATCGCCTTTGACGGTAAGAAGAAAGAGCCTGAAAAGGTGGCTGGATATTTCTGCTACTTTGAGCTGCTTAACGGATTCAGTAAGACGCTTTACATGACCGTGGATCAGATGGCCAAACACGCTAAGAAGTACTCAAAGGGGCTGAAAAAGGAGGTCACTGTGGAACAGCTGGTAGCCCTGGCAGATATGCCTGTATCTACAGACGATACAAAGACAGTAGGCTGGCTGGGTAATTTCCACTCTATGGGTGTTAAGACGGTTGTGAGAAACCTCCTTAGCAAATATGGCTATCTGTCAGTGGAAATGCAAACAGCCATTGCCGATGATCTCAGGAGCGAGGAATGGGCTGATGCCAAAGAGGTGAATGATGATCCTGCTGACGATGGCCAGAAGCTGCTGACGATGAGCGGTGAGGGAGCCGTGAATGTGGGAGAGGCTGCAAACGGTGGTGAAGCGGCTCCTGGCAGTGCTGCTGATCCCAATGAAGCACCCTATTAAATCTCTGTGCTATGGTACTGAAAGTGTTAGGCAGTTCCAGCAAGGGTAACGGCTACATCCTGGATAGCGGGTCAGAGGCTCTGATCCTGGAATGTGGTGTAAACCTCAAAGAGGCAAAGAAAGCCCTGGGCTTCGATGTCAAAAAGGTTGCTGGATGCTGTGTAACCCATCAGCATAACGATCATGCTGGCTACCTGGATAAGTATGCCTCCATATTCTACACCCTGGCACTGCCTGAGGTGTTCCAGGCAAAGGCTTTCTCTGGGAGCCGTGCCGTTCCTGTGGAGATAGGCAGACAGTACAGGCTGGGCGGTTTCCTGGTGATGCCGTTCAAGGCTGAGCATGACGTACCATGTGTGGGCTGGCTCGTAAACCATCCGTCTATGGGGCTGCTGATGTTTGCCACTGACACCTGTATGCTTGACTATACCATCCCTGGGCTTAACCATGTGCTGATAGAGTGTAACTACTCAGTCCATGACCTCAGGGTGGCAATAGAAGAGCACCGTACAGATGAGAGCCAGGTTAAGAGGCTTGCAAACTCACACCTGGAGCTATCATCAACAAAGTCTTTTCTTAGCCGTAATGACCTGTCAAAGGTGGCAGAGGTGGTGCTGATCCACCTGTCTGGAAACAATGCCAATGCTGATCGGTTTGTGTCAGAGATCCAGGCACTCACTGGTAAGCCCACCTATGCCGCCTACCCAGGTCTGGAACTGGAACTTATAAAGCTGTGAGATTATGATTAACGGATTCACCAATGAAACAAAACCGCTATCGGAGTATGAGCGTGATACGCTTACCCCCATTGTTGTACGTGGACTGTCTATGAAGATCGGCAAAGAGCGTGCGATCAAGAATAGTGAAATCTGTGCTAAAATGCGTATGGCTGGCTATAAGATCGACAATGCCAGGCTTCGTAAAGTGATTAACCACATCAGAGTAAAAGCCCTCCTGCCTGGAGTGATAGCAACCTCAGAGGGTTACTATATAGCCACTACAAAAACGGAAATGGCAGAATACATAGCATCCCTGGAGAGCCGTGAGAGTGCGATCCATGAGGTAAGCGTGGCTCTGAGAAAGCAGATGGCTCTCTATGAGTAGCAAGGTTATTGTGGAAAAGGTGAATGGCCTGTTTAACCTGAATAAGCTCTATGTGTGGTTCGTACAGGCTCTGGATGGAATTTACCTGGTGGAGGTGAAGAAAGTCCGAAAGCCCAGATCCAATGATCAGAACGGCTGGCTGTGGGGCTGTATATATCCCCTGATGCTGGATGCAATGGTGGATGCTGGCTGGGAGTTCACAAACACAGAACAGCTACATGAGTTCTTTAAGGCTCAGATGACTGCAGATGAGGTGGTGAACAGGGAAACAGGTGAGATCATCAAGTTCCCATCCTCCACATCCAGGATGAGCACTACTGAGTTTTCTGCCTACTGTGATAAGCTGAGGGAATATGCCAAAGAGTTCCTGAATGTGGATATACCAGATCCTGATAAGTACTGGATGCTCAGAGACAATGAAGATCATAGCAAATAACCTGGTATCAGAGCTGATACGACTGTTACCAGTGATCATAGACAGCGTACCTCCAGGACAAAGCCTGAGAGTTCAGAACGCTATCCGTATCGTGAGAAAGATAACTAAGAAGTTGAACAATCTAAAAGAATTAGAGAAATGAGTAAGAAAATTTTTGTAACTGAGGTAGAGGTGGAGGCCGCTCTGAAAGTGGCTAAATCCCAGGAGGTGAAAGACGTGCTGGCAGCTCTTTTCTGCAAGCCTGAGAATAAGCCTAACCTGGATGATTACAAGTCCATCAAGTCCTATGAGGATGCTTGTGAGGCTCTGGATCTTACACCGATCTATTCAGATAAGTCTAAAAGAGCAATCTGTGAGCACATTAACAACCATTGGGATTACAGACAGGAATTTCCTAAGCACATTATGGCTCTGATGAAGCTGGAGGTGATCAGCCGTGCCTTATGGGGCAGAGACTGGGAGCCTAAGCCAGATCCAAATGGCAGGGAAACTTTCTGGTGGCCGTGGTTTGCCTTATACACCCAGGCAGAGATCGACAATATGAGTGATGAGGATAAGAGAGCCTTGCTCGGTGGTCATGCGTCTCATGGTGCGTCTGCGGGTTTCGGTTTTCTGGCTACGCTTGGTCGTTCCTCCGATTCGAATGCGAATATTGGGTTCCGTCTGTGCCAACAAACAGAGGAAAAGGCTGAGTACTTTGGAAAGCAGTTCAAAGAGCTGTGGGCTGAATATCTGGCTTTCAACTTTACGGTTGGTGAGCCTATTGTGAAACAATAAATAATAATTCAAAATGGAAGAAAACAAGAAAAGAGTTCCTGAGATCATGCTTGCTGATGATCCGATGGAAAAACGAGAGCAGATCATGCGTGACAGCTGTGATCAGATCGTGGAAAAGTTCTACACCCGAAAGTTCAGCACAGAAGAGGTGCAAGGCAAACGTGCTGAGTACTGTGAAGTTGGCATGAAAAAGAGTGCTCTGGAAAAGGAGCTGAGAGAGGTTTCTGCTGACCTCAAAGGAAAGATCAAGCCTCTCAAAGAGAGACAGGATGCCATCCTGGATGAGATCAAGCAGGGCGGTGAGCAAGTCCAGGGTGACACGTTCAAGTTCGTGTTTGAAGAGATCGGTAAGGTTGGTTTCTATGACACCAACGGCTACCTGGTTGAAGAGCGTGACATGACACCTGAGGAAAGACAGCGCACAATGTTCCAGGCCATCCGTAAGAATGGAACTGAGGACTAAATAAACTATTTTTATTCACAATTTAATTCGTAAAATTATGTCAGAAGAAATGAACAATCTGGAGAAATCCGTATGTGTGAACATTGAGAACTACACAGGCGAAAAGCCAGTAGAGGTGATCATCAGAAAGGGAGAGGCTGCAAAGGCCGCTAACCCGCTTCCAACTAAGGAGCCGATCAAGACAAAGCTGGAGGGTACGATCTCAACACCGTTTGACTGGCTGGAAAAGCGTGTTGATACCATTGACCAGAAGCGTGCCAATATCCAGGTGGATCGTGAGGCCATGAAGATCACCCTCACTGTCAATGAGAATGATGAGTACCTGAAAGGCACTATCACTGGTAAGGTGGAGTTCACTGAGATCTTCAAGAAAACGAAGATCAACAATCCTACTGAGGGCTGGGTTCCTGATCGCCTGGGTCAGTTCCTGAGACTTAACCGTGGCATTGCCAACGTGGAACGCAACGAATGGGCTAAGCTGGTTTCAGCTCTGAAATCATTCAAGGCTACCGTTCAGAGCAACATTGAGAAAGTGCGTGATTCCTCTGGTAGCCGCTCAGACGTATTCCAGATGGTTGTGCAGAGTGAGCTGCCTAAGTCTTTCCAGGTGAACATCCCTATCTTCCGTGGCACTCCTAAGACAGTGATCGAGGTGGAGTTTGACCATTACGTGGTGGATGGTGACTGTATTCTACAGCTGGTATCTCCTGGTGCTAACGAGGCCGTGGAAAGCTACCGTGATCAGTGCATTGATGATGTGCTGGATCAGATCAGAAAGATTGCTCCAGACATTGCGATCATGGAGATCTAACCCTATTTCCTAACCGCTGGAGGTGTGGGTGCGCTTGCACCTCCAGCATTAAAAAGCATATAATATGGCTAAGAACAAAACACAGATGATGCCTTTCGACACCTCCGACTGGCTAAGATGCCCAGAGCTGAAAGTGCTGCCTCCTGACATCAGAGGGCTGTGGATGGATATGCTATGCTATATGTGGGAGAGTGTTGAGCGTGGTGTGATGGTGAAGCCTACAGGTGACATATACACCCAGGATGAGATAGTCAGGATGCTGGGTAAGGATGCCTCTGGATCTGATACCTGGCTGGATAGGCTGATCATTGGAGGTGTGTGTGGTGTACGTGCTGATGGAGCCATATACAGCAGACGTATGGTAAGGAGTGCTGAAATAAGCCAGAAAAGACGTGAGGCTGGCATTAAGGGTGGTAGCACTACAAAGTCTAAGGTGTTCACCCAAAAGCCTCCTGAGCCAAAGCAAACGGCTCCTGTGCAAGCTGAGCTGCCACTGGACGTAGAGGTGGTGACACCTCCACCGCTGACACAGGAACAGAGGGAAAAGGCTGCAAAGGCTAAGAAGTACAACTATGCCGATTGTGTCACCCTTACCAGGGATGAGTACGCTAAGCTCTGTGAGAGCTTTGGAGAGGATGCCGCTAAGCGTATGATAGAGATCCTGGATAACTATAAGGGTTCCAAAGGCAAAAAGTATAAGAGTGATTACAAGGCCATCCTTAACTGGGTGGTGGATCGGTATAACGAAGAGGTAATGAAGTATGGAGATCAACGGCAAACCAGTTTCTCAAATGACAACCAGGGAGGCTCTGGAGATCATCAGGGATCATCAGCAGAAGCAATTCAAGCTAACTCAGGAAAGGGCACAGCAGGAAAGGCTAAAGCACAGAAAGACTATTCTGAGAGGTTTTAAGTACAACCTGGAGGATGAGGATGAGTATAAGATCCATGCAAGCCTGGTGAAAAGCATAGGTGACAACTATATGCTGAGGGAATTTTCCTCTTACCAGGTGGATGAGCACAATGAGAAAGTGCTGAGGTTCCTACTCTACTATTTCAATGGATGCCCGCTGGCTGAGAGTGTCTTTCCCGATGAGAACTATAAGATCTGCAAGAATCTTATGCTGATCGGAGAGCCTGGCACTGGTAAGACGATGCTCATGCAGATCTTTGCCGACTACCTCAGGGCTACTGAGAATGAGAATGCCTTTCGTAATATCAGCATGACACAGCTGATGAACTACTACAAGATCAACGGCCATATAGACCGCTACACGTTCAATGAGCTGGCAGATCCGAAAGCCTTTGAGGGCAATCCGTTCAATATCTGCCTGAATGACCTGGGGCTTATGACAGAGAGGCAGCAGAGCTTTGGCACTCTTCTTACACAGATAACCGATGAGTTCCTGTTTGCCCGCTATGAGATATACCAGCAGTTCAGCAAACACTACCACATAACAAGCAACCTGACAGTGAAAGATCTGAAAAGCCGCTTTGAGGATCGCCTGGTGGATCGCTTCAAAAGTTTCAATGTTATAGAACTACACGGTGAAAGCCGTAGAAAATAAACTAAGTAAATATGCAACTGATTTCAGATTGGAACAAATTACGTGACCTGTCACATGAGACAGCCAAACGTCACGGATTCTGGGATGATAGCCCAAGTGATAACCATTTCCTCTGTCTGATAGTCTCTGAGCTGATGGAGGCTGTGGAGGCAGACAGGAATGAGAGATACGGAAACCTCCAGGCTATGGTTAAAATAGTGGATGATCAGGAAACATCAGAGTATGGTATCACTGATCACTGGCTGGAGTTCTGGTTTAAGACCTACTTTGAAGAGAGGGTAAAGGACAGTGTGGGGGATGAGCTTGCTGATGCCCTCATCAGGATCTTTGATCTGGCTGGTAGGCACAACGTGAATCTGACTGGCATTATTGCCACACAAAACATAGTCTCTGAGAAAAAGAGCTTCACAGAGAATATCTACAGCATAGTGAAAGACCTGGTGAACTACAGGTATAGCCTGGATGAGCAACTGAATTACGCTAAGCTGGAGATCTGTAGGCTGGCAGAGATCCTGGGTATAGACATTATCACCCATATAAACCTAAAGATGATGTATAACAAAACGAGATTGATAAGACACGGTAAAAAGTATTGAGTTATGGCACAGAAAGATCAGAAACGTAAGGTGATCATCACCTTTTCAAAGAAATTCCCTCCAGGCCACTCCAGAGCGGGTGAGCTGACAGGATTTGAGGGAAAGCTGAGAGCTGGCACTAAGATCCATACCATCAGGGCTGATGCCAAAGGATGGTGGGATAAGTGCTATGAGGCAATCAACTCAGGCAGAAAGTATCTCAGTCTGAGAGAGTGGGTAGGCAGACCGTACAACTCAGAGCAAAGGATCCTGGGTGAGAGAGATCGGATCGGGCTGCAATCAATCACAATGACCTACTCCAGTGAGGATGAGCTGCCTAAGGCATGGGTGGACGGTAAGGAGGTTTCCGTGAAGCTCCTGGCTCAGAATGATGGATTGAGCGTGGAGGATTTTGTGGAGTGGTTCTTTTCCACACCCCTCTATAAGGGCAACGTATTTGAGGGTAAGATCATTCACTTAACAGATTTCAGGTATTAGGAAAACGACATTAAAACGACATTGGAAGTATGGCAGAATTGACTAACAGGGAGTATGCCGCATTGTGGTTTGAAGATGTGGCAGAGAAAACAGAACGGCTTACAAGCGGTAATGTTTCCCATCAGGGCAATACGATCCGTGGGCTTGCAAGAAATAGTGCAGAGTTCCTGGAGAAATGGGGTGATAAAGATGATGATCTCCAGGCTAAGTGTATCGGTTGGTTTAATGACATTTCAGACCTGTGCATGAGGCTTACAAGCGGGAACGTGTCACACATGGGAGCCACCATCAGAGGAAAGGCTATCAGGTGTGCTGAGTATGTAAGGAAACATATAAACGATTGATATATGGCTAAGGAGAAAATAACCTGTTTGGGATGTAAAAAACTCATGCAATTATGGTCTGTTAAAATCTGGTGTCACAATACAGTTTATTGCCCTATAGGAGAGAGACGAGTAAAGCCGACATCCAAAGCGTGTGACAACAAAATAAACATAATATAGTTATTCTATGGAAACAAATGCAACGAAAAGAACGGATCTCTTCTGGATAGATCCGAGAAACATTGACATCCAGGATGGTTTCAATGTTCGCAGAGAGTTTGATCTGGATGAGCTGAAAGAACAGATCAAGGCTCAGGGAGTACTTAACCCAATAACAGTGATCCCCTATAAGGTGGATGGTAAGGAGCGTTACAAGCTGGTGGACGGTGAGAGACGCTACAGAGCCACCATCCTGGCTATCAGTGAGGGTGCTGATATTCCATACATCAAGGCTCTCAAAGCTCCAAAGGATGCAAAGCCTGAGGATCTTTACATCGAGCAAATGATGAGGAATGAGGGAAAGAAATTCACTGAGTACGAATGTGCTATCATGTTCCAGCGTTTCAAGGATGAGTTTGGTTACAGCCAGGTACAGATAGCTGAGAAATTCAAGAAAAGCCCAGCTTTCATCAGCAAGTGCCTCTCACTCCTGGATCTGCCATCAGAGCTACAGGAAAAGATAGTCTCTGGCCAGCTTTCGGTTAAGGCTGCAAGGGAGATCGCTGGAAGCTATGGCACAGAACAGGAACAGGTGAAAGCTGCCAGATCAGCCGTGAAGTCGGCACAGAGCGAGGGTAGATCAGTAGCAACCAATAAGGAGGTTCTGAATGCCCTGAAAACGTCTAAGGAGGCCAAACAGGTAGCGGAGGCTTTGCGTACCCTCTGGGCTTATATGGATGGTGATACGGTTATTGACATTGACATGATGGCTAAGCTCCTGGATAAGCATGAGAGCATTATCAAGGCTACCAGGGAGTATAAGGCGAATAAACCAGGTAAATAATGAAGATCCTGACGTACTACCAGAACACCACACCATGCCCATACAAGCCTGGTGTGGTGATCCTAAGCCCAGAGTGCAAGGGATGTGAGTACTATGATGGAGAGTGTATAACGCAACACATGAGATGTAAGTATGAAGATTGAGGATCTGGATAAAGTTCAGGAGCTGGCAAAACAAAGATCCAGCTTGAAAAGAATTAGCGGCCTCCTGGCTGGTAATCACTCAATGATCATTGTCTATGAATCTACCAGTACCAGCTCAGACCACGAATCTACCTGGGATGGAGAGATCAAGGCAGCTCTGACTATGATAGTAGAGCAACGAATATCTGACATTGAAAAAGAAATAGAAACTTTGTAATTGTTTAATATTCAATTAGTTATGAGAAAACAAGACAAAAAAAGAGCGAGAGAGAATGCCAGACAGGTGCAGATGAAACAGCTGGCAGAAAAGGGTGTAGTGTTGAACGGTAAGATCGAGTTCCCTGAGTTCTGGGCAAAGCGTAAGCACCTGATCAACGCTGGGCTGATGGAGGTGCTACAGAACACCGCCAACCAGGAGCCTGAGGTGGAAGATGCCTATGGTAAGTATAAGCAGGGTACTTTCCTCTTCAAGTGCTTCATAGTGACAGTGACCAGGGAAAACGGCCTCTGGATGCTTCACATATTCAGCCAGGCAATGCCTATCACTCTGCCGATCATCCAGGAGGTGAGGGATAAGTACATCCCTGACTATTGCATGATGGTACAGTTCTATCCCTCCAGGCAGGAGCGTAACACCCTCCAGGGGATCCAGCTGTGTGAAATGCCAGGCTCCATCCAGGAGGATGATGCTGAGGGTATCGAGCCAGCCCAGGAGGTGAGCGATCAGCCAGAGAGTGAGGATCAAGCCCAGGAGGTCAAGGAATGATCTACATAGGGATTGATACAGGTGTGAATACAGGTGTGGCTGTCTGGGATAACAGGCAGCGCACCTTTCTCCAGATCGAGACAATGAAGATCCACGAAGCTATGGATCTGGTGAAACGCTATAAGAACAAAGCCGCTGACATAGGCACGAAGCTGATCATAAGGGTGGAGGATGCCAGGCAGAGAAAGTGGTTTGAAAAGAAGTACTCCAGGAAAGGTGAAGAGGAAAACGTGCTACAGGGGGCTGGTTCTATCAAGCGTGACGCTAAGATCTGGGATGATTACCTGGCAGACCTGGGAGTGGAGTACCAGATGGTTCCACCAAAGGGTGGAATGACAAAGTACACCTCAGAACGCTTTAAGGCTCTGACAGGCTGGAAAAAGCCTACAAACGAGCACAATAGGGATGCTGCCATGCTTGTTTTTGGCTTCTGAAACAAAAAAACTCTTAAAATGTGTTCGCCAAACACAGAAATTTATTATCTTTGCAACGAAAATTCACTAAGTAAATGAGTTATGGGTAATTTAGCAATCATATTATCGGCTCTTCTGATCCTGGCAATTATGGCAATGGCCTGGATCTTCTTAGGACTGGGTGAGCGTATCGGCTCATTCATTCTACACAACCTGTTTCCCACCACTTATCCCTCAAAGGGTGAGAGGGTGGATGTTTACATCAACGGTATCTGGAACAGGACGGCAACGGTTACTGCCTGTTGCTATGATTTCATTGTGATCCTGGATGCCGTAAGATGCCCTGTGGACTACAGGGGGCGGTTCTATGCCATCGGTGAGGATGCCAACGGCAATATACTGGTGTATGTGGATAAGAGATACCACCACCTGGTTAAGCGTGCTGAGTGGATCCGTAAGATCTGTGACGTTCCTGATGATTTCACAACTTTCAATGACGTGGATTCAGGAAAGGACGTGAGAGACATCTTCAAGGGTATCAAGGAAACTGGTGATGAGGTTCCAGAAATAGCAGGAGGGGAATAGTATGAAAGTAGGCCAGTTAGTATATAGAGACCCAAAGGACTTGCATCAGCATCCGCACAATCCCAGAAAGATCTCAAAGGAGGATTTTGCAAGGCTGGTGGATAGCATACGTGACAATGGATTCTGGGTGCATAGACCTGAGGCACTGGAGGAAATTGACGGTAAGCTGTATATACTGTGTGGCAACCAGAGGAATAAGGCTGCACTGAAGCTGAAACTGAAACAGGTTCCTACCATGCTCTACTCAGAGCTTACTGATGATGAGAGGCAGGAGATCATTGCCAGGGATAACGTGTCTAACGGTGAATGGGACTATGACGTTATGGCCGTGGATCCTTTCTGGGATGGTGCTGACTTCGATATGATGGGAGTGCCAGAGCAGATGCCTCAGGATCTTCCAGGTGACGATGATGAGCCTGGGGATAAGCCTAAGAAGAGCAAGGGCAAAAAGAAAAATCAAACGGATGATGATGAAGAGGATGAGGGCGATCCTGAAAAGGAGGATTTCTACAGATCCATGCTAAAGGATGTGCTCTATCCAGCAAACAATAAATTCGACATTCCCACATTGCTCCTGGAAATGCAAGCAAGCCACCTGGAAATGCCTCTTTCTCCCTGGGGTGCAAACAGCCGCCTGAGAAAGGACGTGGCAACCTACCATTTCTACGTGGATGATTACAGGTTTGAAGCTCTATTCAAGGATCCTGTGAAGCTCCTGATGAGCGGATGCAAGGCGATTGTGGAGCCAAATTGTAGCTGCCATGACCAGACACCTGTAGCCTATGGCATTTACCTGATCTACAGGAAACGCTGGCTTGCAAGGTATTTCCAGGAGTGTGGTGTGAGGGTGTATGCGGATCTGAATGTTTCCCACAAGTTCATAGAGTACAACAAAATGGGTATTCCAAAGGGCTACAACGCTTTCTTTACACGTGGACTTGACGGATGGATGGAGAGCCTGAAACTGGATCTCCAGGTAGCCCAGGAGATAAGCGGGCTGGAAACTCCTAACCTGATCGTATATGGAGGCGGTGATGAGATCCAGGACTTCTGCCAGAAGAAAGGGCTGCTGTATGTGACTGACTTCATCAACGCTAAGAAGAAATAGGCTTTGAGCCACAATATAGTAACAATTAAATTCGTTAAGATTATGGGTAGGAACTCAGGAGGTGTAAACAATTACGCAAAAGGTGGAGGTGGATCTGGTGTAGCCGTGACCTCTACAGGTAAGCGTCTTACCAAGAAACAGGTACAGACGATGCAAAAGTCCGCCACTTCCATTGGCGGGATGAAACACAGGGATATGGAGAAACAGATAAACCGTGCTATCTCCAGGTATGAGGCTGTGATGGGTGTGAGGGAAAGGAGTATCAAGCTGGCAGACATTCCAGGTGCATACGGTGTAACCTACATTGGAGCAAACGGATCCCAAGGTATCTATCTTTCAAGATCCCACTTTGACCAGCCAAAGAAGAAATTCGAGGCTGCTTATAAGAAGAGCAACTATGACAGCGGATTTAAGAACGTGACAAACAGGGCTGCACAGCACACGGTGACACATGAGCTGGCACACGCTACCTGGACGAGTTCTTACACTTCGACAAAGCACAGAGCCGCTGGTAAGGAGATCTCCAAGCTCTACCATCAGTGGAGTAGGGATAAGAAAAAGAAAGGCTATGGCCGCTATGGTAAGACAAACGTGGATGAGTTCTGGGCTGAGGTGATTACAAAAGGTATTCACGGACGTTCTGACAAATATACACGTAAGGCCATCAGTATAGCTAAAAAATGGAAGCTGTAACACAGCGATCACAACGGAAACATATTCGACAAAATATAAGTATAACATTAAAAAAGTAAAAGTATGGATTCACAGAAAAGCGAAAACCAGGAGAAAATTCAGCTTACGGAGCTGGAGCTGGCAATGATGAAAAAGGACATAGCAGGAGAGTTTTTCCCTCCTGAGGCTACGGATGAAGAGCGTAAGGCTCTGGCTTCTGCAATCGACAAAGCGGATGCCTATTGTGAGAAACTGGATGCCTATGATGATATAGGTAACAGCCTTATGGTATGGTTCCTGAAACAGTATGAGGCTCAGGAGGCCGCTGCTGCTGGAGAGTAATCCTTTACCAGGTGAATAGGGATCAGAGTGCATACAAGCCTCTGATTTCCTTTTATCCTGTAGGTGTGTTTGTCAAACGCAATCAACGAAGAATCAACGGATGAGATTTCAAAAAGGTAACAAATTGGGCAACCGCTTCACAAGCGAAAACCAGCCTCATAAGAAAGGCAGGAAGCCTAAGGTGTATAAATACCTCAAAGAGACCATCGGAGAACAGATCGGGCATGAGCTTGAAGAGGATGATTTCAAGAATATCATGCAAGCCCTCCTGGAATTGCCACCGTCAAAGCTCACAGCTCTGGTGCAGAGTGGTGAGATAGACGAAAAGACAGGTAAGAAAAAGCCAAACCAGAAAACCCCAGCATGGATCCAGATGCTTGTTAGTCACATCAACACCTGTATAAGGTACGGTAAGACTGATGCCCTGGAGTTCGTGCTGGATCGTGTTTATGGTCAGCCAACCCAGAATATTGAGGGTACGATTGAAAACCAGGTTGTGAAAGCACCCACGGATCTTTCTATGCTCTCTACTGAGGAATTACTACAATACAACCAGCTCCTGGAAAAGATCGAAAAGGGGAAAGGAGGGTAGCGTATGGCACGTTTCAAGGCTGTCACCATCCCTACATCCCTACAGGTGAAGATCGAGCTATTCAAGCGTGGATGCTTCGACTTCATAACCTGTGCTGATGGGCTGCAACACAAGAAACAGAATGAGGCTCTGAATCTGCTGACGGATGATGAGCACGCAGAAGTCCTTTATGGTGGTGCTGCTGGAGGTGCTAAATCATGGACTGGTGCTGCCTGGCTCCTGTTTATGAGCCTCTGTTTCCCAGGAACAAAGTGGTTTATAGGACGTGCTGAGCTGAAACGTATCACACAGAGTACCTACATCACATTCAAGAAAGTGTGTACCAGGTACAATGTGCCAGATGAGATCTGGAGCTATAACGCAAACCTCAATTACATTGAGTTTCACAATGGCTCACGAATAGATTTCCTGGATCTGAAATACATTCCCTCTGATCCGCTGTATGAGCGATATGGATCTATAGAGTTCACAGGTGGATGGATCGAAGAGGGCGGTGAGGTGAATTTCGGAGCATACGACACCCTAAAGACACGTGTAGGCCGACATCTTAACAGGGAGTATGGCCTGAAACGTAAGCTCTTCATCACCTGTAACCCGAAAAAGAACTGGATGTATGATGAGTTTTACACTCCATGGAGGAAAGGCACGCTGAAAGCGCACCAAGCCTATCTCCCCTGTCTGGTACAGGAAAACCCATTCATAGATCCTGACTATGTGGAGGGCTTGAAAACGACCTCTGACAAGGTTAAGTTTGAACGTCTCTTCAAGGGTAACTGGGAGTATGATGATAACCCGCTGGCTCTGTGTAGCCATGATGCTATCTGTGCGATCTTTGGCAATATACTGGCTCTCAGGACTGGAATACACTACCTGACTGGTGATATAGCCCGCTTTGGTGCTGACTATGCCAGGATCGGTGTGTGGGATGGATGGATGCTCATTGATTACAAGTGTTTCCCTGTCTCTAAGACAACGGACATCCAGACATATATCATCAGATGCCAGAAGAAATACAGGATCCCCAGATACCGTGCAATAGTGGATGAGGATGGTGTTGGCGGTGGAGTGGTGGATAACTGTGACATCGAGGGATTCGTGAACAACTCAGTGCCTTTCGCTGGCGAGAACTACCAGAACTTACAGGCACAATGCGGTTACAAGCTGGCTGATCACATCAATGCAAATGAGGTAGGAGTGCTGGCAGACCTGGTAAGCCAGGCAGAGCGTGAAGAGATCACCAATGAGCTTGAACAGCTCCAGACCTGGAAGCCAGACAATGACGGAAAGCTGATGCTAAAGCCAAAGGCTGAGATCAAGCTGGATATAGGCAGATCTCCAGACTGGAGGGATATGTTTCTGATGAGATCCTGGTTTGACTACAATGAGTACGATATACCAGACGATATAGAGCGTAGGTTAGGACTAACAACATAAAATAGTTACGAAATGGGATTATTTAACAGTATCGCAAACGAGGTGAAAGCTGCTATAGGCTATCAGCAGAGTTTCACGGAGCTGCTGGAGGCAAAGGATGTTTCCAGGGCTGTGAGTATGATGAAAGATTGCTCGATCCAGGCTGCAAACAATCTGAGGGATTTTGAGGTTTCCACTCATAAGATCAACGAGAGGCAGGATCGTGCCGTGTATGACAAAAAGGGCAATTTCCTCCGATGGAGCAAGCGGTGGAAGATCCCCATTCCATACCAGACTTTCATCAATGAGATAGCCCTGGTGTTCCTGTATGGCAGACCTGTGAAGTGGACGCAAATATCTGAGGGTACTGATGAGGCTTTCCAGAAGTTCACAAAGACCCTGGAGGATATACGCTTCAATGCCGCTGTAAGGGAGGCTAAGCGTGTGGCAGGATCTGAGGGTGTTTCCGCTATCCTCTACCACGTTTACCGTGACAGTAAGACTGATGAGCCTAAGCTGTTATTGAACGTCCTGAGCAAGAAAAACAATGATGATATTTACTACATCAAGGATCAGTATAAGAGGCTGACAGCGTTTGCCTGGGGCTACTACCTGACAGAGGCGGGTAACAACACAGTACACCACCTGGATATTTACACGGATGATAGCATCTACAGGTGCAAACGTGCAAGTATCGGATGGGAGGTGCTGGTGATCCAGAATCCCATTGGTAAGATCCCTGTGCTACTCTTTGAGCAAGAGGTGGAGCATGATGGCACACAGCCCATGATCGAGCGCACAGAGGCACTGACATCCACGGATGCAGACGTGAATGACCGTTTCGCAAATCCCGCTATGGTGGCAACGGCTGAGATCCTTAACTCACTGCCTAAGGCAGAAGAAGAGGCAAAGCTGTATATCCTGAAAAACGGTGGTAAGGTGGAGTACCTTACCTGGGATCAGGCCAGCCAGAGCAAGCAGAATGAGTATGAGCGTCTGGATAAGCATATACTCAGTAAATCTTTCACTCCTAATATCGACTTTGATAACATGAAGTCACTCAGTAACCTCTCTGCTAAGGCGATCCGTAAGGTGATGCTCCTGGCAGTGATCAAGGCTGAGAAGAGAAAGGAAACCCATGATGGCTACATGAATCGACACGCACACCTGATGCTGGCTATCCTGGGAAATGTTCTGGACTATGCTCACAAGAGCCAGTATGATGCCCTCCAGATAGGCCATGAGTTCCAGGAGCCGTTTGGTGATGATGTATCAGATACCCTGAATGATGTGCTGAAACAGTTCGGTGCTGGTGGCATGAGCACCCAGACCATGCTTGAACTGTCTTACCTGATCAAGGATGCCAAGAAAGAGTATGAGCTGATCAAGGCAGAACAGCTGGAAAAGATGGAGCAACAGATCAAGCAGCAGCAGGAGCTGAATAAGCTGGATGTTTTCGGACAGGGAGAGTAAGGAGGTGACGCTATGCCAAAGATGAAGAAACTGGAAGATAGCAAGGGGCTTTACTACTTTCTTTGCCCAGCTTGCAAGAAACCGCATGAGATCGGTACGGATCCCGCTGATCAGTTCCATGTGTGGCAGTTCAACAAGGATCTGGAGAGACCAACGATCAGACCGTCTGTAGCCGTTGAAAGCTCCTGGAGGGGTGAGCGTACCTACTGCCACTCCTTTGTGACAGACGGAAAGATCCAGTTCCTGGATGATTGCACCCATGAGTGCAAGGGTATGACATTGGATTTACCAGATATAAACAAAAAGTTTGAAGTATGAGAGTAAAGAGAGTTAAGTGGACTGAGTTCAACCAGGGAGCCTATATGCTGGCGCATGAGACTTACCCAGAGGCTGATCCAAAGGACTATGAAAAGACCTATGAGGGTGAGGTGATCGAGACTTATAAGCCGATCATTGGATCACCCAGGTTTGTGGTTGCTTTGCCTGACGGTGAGATCCGTGAGGTGAAAATGACAGCGTGTAAGGCTACTGAGTTTGATGGCCGCAAGTAGCCTTGCAGCCTCTTAACCTGGTGAACGATGGCAAAGGGAAAGTATCTCAGTGGTAAGCAGCTCCAGCAGGCTCTCTTCAAACGCACAGAGGGCTATGCTGCCAATGTTCGTGCGATCTACAATGATTCACTGGGTAAGATCATAGAGATAGTGAAAGGCACAGAGCTGGAGCCTGGAGTGCCTTTCTCTTTCTCTGAGTACGGTTACACTGATGAGGTACAGCCGATCCTCAGGAATATGTATAGCCGTGTTTACCAGGCGATCCGTACAGGCATACAGAAAGAATGGATGTTCGCCTCAGAGAATAACGATGAGCTGGTTAAGTCTGTTTTCGGTGACAGCTCCATTGAGGATAACCACTTTGCAAAGTACTTTCTGAGAAACAGGGAAGCTATGGATGCTTTCTTTGCCAGAAAGACTGAGGGGCTGGATCTGTCTCAAAAGGTATGGAAGTACACAAGCCAGTATAAGGGTGAGCTGGAGGGTACGCTGGATCTGGCTATAGGTGAGGGCATACCAGCCAACAGGCTTGCATCCCAGATACAGCAGTACCTACAGGATCCTGACAGGTGGTATAGACGTTTCCGTGTAAAGGTGGGAGAGGATGAGGATGGAAACCCCATCTATGGCCGTATCTGGAAACGTAGGATCTTCGATCAGGAGGATGGCATCTACAAATGGATCAACGATGATCCTAAGAACTACCACCCTGGCCAGGGTGTCTATAGATCCAGCTATAGGAACGCTCAGAGACTTGCACGTTCTGAGACCAATATTGCCTACAGATCAGCAGACTATGAACGCTGGGCGCAACTGGACTTTGTTGTGGGTGTGGAGATCAAGCTGTCAAACAACCATCCAGAGCCTGACATCTGCGATCAGCTGAAAGGAATATACCCAAAGGATTTCAAGTGGACTGGCTGGCATCCTAACTGTAGGTGCTACATGGTTCCTGTGCTTGCAACGGATCAGGAGCTGGATGATATGGTGGATAGGATCCTCTCTGGTGAAGAGCCTGGCAACCTTTCGGTGGAATCGTCAAACGAGGTTACAGAGGCTCCTGAGAGCTTCAAGAAATGGCTGGAGGATCCTAAGACACAGGAGAGGATGGAAAAGGCTGAGGCAAAGGGTACGCTGCCTTATTTCATCAGGGATAACAAAGACCTGGTGAATCATGTGCTGAAACCTCCTACTCCTGAGGAATTGCACCACCAGGCTCTGGTTAAGCAGTACGGTGAAGAGGCCGTTCAGAAACTCTATGAGGCTTTCGATGCTTTCAAGCTAAAGATCTCCACTGGCGATCTGGCTTTCCAGGCTAAGAAGCTCAAATTTGAGGCTAACTGGGTAGCAGACAAGAATAAGTTTGCCACATCCCAGGAAATGGCTAAGATGCTCCTGGATGAGCTGGCAAAGGTGGAAAAGAAGCTGGAGATCCAGACAGCCACGGATGAGGCTCAGACGGTGCTTGCTTTCAAGAGTAAGAGCAAGCCGCTGAAAGATCTACAGAAGCAGATCCAGGAGGCCATTGCCCAGGGTGAGGATGCTGCCTTGATAAGAGACCTGACGGGAAAGGCTGCAATCAGGATCCAGGATCTGGAGAAAGCCAGGCTGAAAAAGCTGGTAGCCCAGGGAGGTGACGGATCCACCATTGATCTGTTTGCCTCTGCTGAGGAAAAGCTGGAGATTGCCAGGCTCCAGGCTGTGTATGATGATCTCCTGGCTAAGCACGGATCACAGTGGAGCTATGAGGTAAACCATGCCTATATGGAGCTGGCAGACTACAAAAAGGAGCTGGCTAAGAAATACCACTCCCACCAGGGAAAGATCCTGAAACTGAATGGTGAGACTGAGGAAAGTGCTGCTAAGGCTCTCCAGGAGTACCTGGATGCAACACCTAACACGTCTGCCATGACTGAGGTAGGCGGTAAGTTCCACCTGAAAAGCTCTGAGCGTCTGGAAATGGAACAGTTTGCTAAGAAGTACGGAATATCCGTTGAAGAGCTGGGCTTGATCAACAGGTATTCATACGGATCCAAGTGGATCAACCGCTACAGCTATGGGGTGATAGACAGCTACCACGGTGTGGTGGAAGATTACGGTGGCCTGTGTCCTAAGTTCATCCAGGCTTGTAATGCCGCCCTGGAAAAGATGCCCAGATACCAGGGTACTGTTTTCTCTGGTGTGTCGTTTGATTCAGCAACGCTGGCTAAGCATATCCAGACGCTCCAGGAGTGCCTGGCTACAGGTCAGCCATACATCAATAAGGCTCTGATGAGTTCCACTACCAATATCAATAAGACTGAGATCTTTGGCGATAACTTTATGTATGTGATCAAGTCAAAGAATGGAGCCGACATCAAGCCGATCAGCCACTACTCCAGCGAGGATGAGATTGTTTTCCGTGCTGGTGCTAAGTTCAAGGTTACTAAGGTGTACCAGGAAACATCAAGGCGGTTTGGCTTTGGCAGGGGCTGGGTAGTGGAAATGGAAGAGATCTAAGGGAGCTTGCACAAAAAGAGTAGTTTGTGTCAGCCATAATAAAATTAATACGATAGTGCAAGAAAAAAGGGAGCCGCTAAAGCTCCCTACTCCCTTTCTCAAATACCTTTTCCCAGTCAGTCTGATCCCCGAATGGGTTTGGTGATTTACCTGGTAGATGCTCCTGGATCAGCTCTGCTTTCCACTGCTTGTAAGCATCAGCAAGGCTTACGCTGGTGTCTGAGCGATCCAGATACTTTAGGTGAAACTCTCTCTCATACTCCCAGAACTGAGCCGCCAGAGGCCGTTTCTGATCGCCTGTGTATGGGTTTTCACTCTCTCCCTTAAACCATCTGTAGTTTGAATAGTCCTCAGTGATCCCTGAGAAAAATCCCTCTTTGTTCCAATCCTTTGCCATATTATATCCCTTGTGATTTTAATTTTAAGTCCTGTGCAAATATACCAATCATTCCACAGAGATCACTATATGAAATTTGCCCTTTTGATATATAAGCTGCTGCTGTCTCAGAATTTACTTTCAGTATGTTTGAAATGATGGAAAGGATAGGTAAGCCACAAATTGCAAAATCCCTGGTTTCTTGTTTCCTTAACACTCCATTTCTCCTAACATTTTCCAACGCTGCTATTAACCTGGATCTGTCAGCCTCTTTAAGATTCAGGATGAATGCAGAATCTTTGATCAATTCGTTTACCAGAATATCCATACAGATCATAAATTTATGAGTTCATTGAATTGTTTGATCACCTCCAGCATATCAAAGTGTAGATAGCCCAGTGCAAATGAATAGATCCTATCAGGAACACCCCAGCGGGCTTCTGCTATGGATCCTACAATGGCTCCTATAGTGTCACTGTCACCTCCAAAGGAGATAGCACGTCTGATAGCATCCTCAAAGCCGTGTGATTTGCAAATGATCTGGAGGCATAGAGGTACAGTACCCTGGCACGTCTCATCAAACTTACCAGGTGTAAACTCTCGATCCATGAAACCAGGGTAGTACTGATTCATTGTGTCTATGAAGTCTGGCAGATCAACGATCTTTGTAGAGGCAAACGGCTTAACCGTTCCCTCTGTGTAGAGCTGTGAGCACTCACAGTTACGGAAATACCAGATAGCATGAGCAACCGCCACGGCTCCCATGATACCCTCTGGGTGATTGTGTGTGCAGGATGCAGTCTTTTCTGCCTCTTCTTTCACGTCTGCAAGGTTATCATAAGCCCAGGCTACAGGGCTTACCCTCATAGCAGCTCCATTGCCAAAGCTGTTGTATGGATATGGACAATCTGAGTGGATCCACTGGGCAAAGCTGACACCATAGCCTCCCATCGGATGAGGAAACTGCCTACACCACTCCAGTAGCTTTTCATCGTATCTGCCTCCATGTACCAGGGCATCCATGATAGCGACCGTGCAGATCGTATCATCAGTGAAGCTACATTCATCGGTGAAGAGCTTGAAATTATAGTCTCTGGTGTTGTTGAACTCAAAGCGTGATCCGATCACGTCACCTACTATTGCTCCTAACATCTTTTCTGTTGTTTGGTTATTACTCTCGATCTCCTTATAGTGGCTTTCCTGGTTTTGTACTCATCCTTACCAGACAGGCACTGCCAGAGCCATTCCTTACCAGCTCCTACCACGTCTTTGGGTAGCTCCTGGTAGATAGCAGCTATAGAGCCGAAATACCAGTTCTTTTTGCCCTGGTAAGGCTCATTCAGCTCAACGTGTATAACATTATTCTGTTTCATTCTTTATGCCTTTTGCTTTTTCGTATTCATTGATCGCCTCCCTACCTTTCTGGCTGATGTAGTAGTAAAAGCCCACTCTCCTGAGCAATCCCATCTTAACCAGCCTACCCAGGTAAGCACCTCCACACCTCCAGGCTTTCTTACCAGAACAGGCTCCATAATCTCCCTGGTTGCTGACAGAGGTGAACAGGTATTCCTTATCCAGATCCTTTCCCCAGAAATCCAGAGCAAACTCATAGGCTCTGATGGATCCGTTCTTTTCCAGCTTCTTTGCCACTACTTTGAGTGCCTTATATTGCTTATCGTTTATCATATAACTGTGTTTATTGAACGCAAAATTACTAAATTATTTCGGAAATACCAAAGGTTTTGCAAGAAAAATGCAAAATTTACCTGGTTTATTCCTTAATGATAGTTATTTCGCACACAAAAGCTCCTGATTCTGTGCCAGTATATGGGCTTGATCTTTGCCTTGCAAGGCTTACCCTCTTTATGGTGAGTGTGCCAGGTTTCACGGCAGTGATCAATGAAAAGCTCCTTAATATCATCGACAATGCGAGTGACCCTAACCACATATTTCTGTAGCCTTTCAGTAGCCTCCTTAACATCTTCAAGATCAAAAGGGGTTTCAATACGTGCGATCTTAGCAAAGAGCATTTCAATCTCCTGGACGGTACAGGAGAAACGCTCTGCCAGTCTATTGATCACATCCTCATCAATCAGTTTGTCGTTTATCAAGATCTTCATACCACATCAATTAAGTTTTCCACGTACCCAGATATTGAAAGAATGTCAGTTTGCCATCTATCCTATCCAGCTCAAAGCCATAGCACCTATCAGCCCACTGTTTGGCTACAGAGATACCAAAGGTGGATCCCATCGGATCATTCTGCCTGTAAAACAGCGTTTCCTTGATCTCTGAGTAACGTGTGTAGGATTCTGGGAACATTTCCCTGTATTTACTTAGATCCTCCATCAGATCATTCAGGTTGTTTATAAATATCAAGTTCATCTGTTAAGCTGTTTTATTACGTCCTTTATTGTATCAATCCCATTCCCATTCGAGATAGTTTCATCTATGATCCTCAATATGGCCTTTGCACCATCCCTGAAAGCACAGATCTGGATAGCCTGGATCCTTTTGTAGTACTCCATCTGCTTTTTCGTTAGAACACCCTGAGGTATAGGGTATTGCTCAACGGAAAGCTGCCTATACGTTTTGATCATCTATCACCTCCCTTTCTTTCTTGAAATACCAGCCCATTACACAGTCTCTACAATCCCAAATATCAATCAGGTTACAGTTATCAATGATCGTTAGGTGTTTGGGCTTAACCACATAAACCAGGTACACCTCATTTGGGTTTGCCTGATCTCCAAACTCTCTTACGGTCATACCTTTGCGAGGTACTTTGTAACGCTTGTAACCTTGATTTTCCATGAAATCAACTATGTTTGTCGTATAGTTGAAGTTCACGCTGCCTGAAAGTGTAGCATGACGTACAACCTTTATAACAGCCACTCTCCAAAGCCAGCCAAAGAAATAGGCTATGGCTCTGTAAACACAATCCCTTACGTGCTTCTTATAGGGATTCACATTGTGATAAATGTACTCCATAACAGTTACTTTTCATTGGGTTCAAACTCATTACAAGCCTTGCACATCCTGGGCTTGCTGTAGTAGATCACCTGATCCTTAAACTTAGGGTGTAGGATCTTCTTACGTTTCTTGAAACACACATAGCTCAGGTTCCAGGCATTGATAGTAGTCTTACCTTTGCCCCAGTGCTTGCAGTCCTTGCATCTGGGATCATCAACACCCTGGATCTTATTCAGCTTAGCCGTGAAGCTCTTAACAGCCTTATCCAGATCCTGGAACTCTGACATATCCATTTCAGCATCTGCCTTATCCAGGATGATATTGGTATTCTCACCTGGTGACAGTACGATCTTTAGCGTTATTGATCCTTTCATTGATCACCTCCTTTCTCCTCTGACAGAATGGCTATTGCCTCCATCACACCGTCAAGCTGTTTCGATAGCTTAAAAGCCTTTCTTTTCCACCACCACCTGGTGAAGATGGATTTTGTACTGGCTTTATAGCTTGCATCAGCAAACTCACGTGCAATAGACAGGTACACATCAGCCATTTTCAATTTCATGTGTTCCCTAAAGCTCTTTAGAAACTGAGGTACAGGATCAAAGTCTGCCAAAGCCTTGAAAGCAGCAGAAAGCTCATCAGCTGTTTCCTGGGAGATACCAGTAAATCCACCAGCTGGTGAAAGATCCTCTTTGGTGAACTGCCTCTGGTTTCTACATTTTGAAATGAAATGATCATCAGATCCAACACGTTTCTTATCCAGGCCTATAGTGTACCTGGAGCATTGTTTTCTAACTGGGCATTTGTCACCCCTACAGAATGTTGTCATACCTTAGCCCTCCCAAATATATCATAGTCAGATCCGACAAAGATTTTGCCATCAGGAACACAATAGTACTCATCTTTGAAATTAGCCAGGGCAAACGTGCCAAAGCTCTCTTTCCAGTAGATCTTTAGATCCTTATCAACAGCCTTGCTGGTGACATCCAGAAAGAACTCCTTACCTTTCTTAGGATCATAGTAATCTTTCTTAACTCCAGACATCAGACCTATCTTATAGAGGTCACAGAAGCCAATAGTTTCCTTGATCATCCTGAGTGAGCTATCAAAGTCCACAATAGGCTCTATACTGGCAAACGTCTTAAAGCCTCTCTCATGTAAGATCCTCATTGCCTCAATACGCTCCTGGTTCGTGCTGGCTCCTGGTTCCTTACCATCACTACCTGTAAGGGTAAAACCAAATGCCAGGTGTGTTTTCCAGATCGCATTACGAATGAGGAAATGATCATTAACGAAGTCAGCCCGCTTAGTCAGGAACTGAACACGTACACCATGCGAAAGCGCACAGGCAGCAGCAGCCCAGTAGGTGCTTTTCACTCCTGGTAGGAACGGATCACTGGAGAAAGTAAAGAACAGGCTGGTTGCTTTCAGTGCCTCCAGGTTTGCTACCAGTTCTTTCTCAAAGATCTCCAGGGCTTTCCGCTCATCCTTGAAGCACTTTTTCAGGTGTGGCACATCATCCCAGACGTGGCTCAGGAAACCACGCTTGCAATAACAATACTCACAGTCATTACTACACCCAGTGTAGAAGTTGCAAGCCCAGGGAGCGTACTCACCAGCTTTGCCTTTCGGATTGTAAATGGCTTTACCATTGAACTCAGGCTTTGCAGCCTTTTTTGTTGTCGTTTTCATACTTGTTTTGATTCTAATTGTTTATTGTTGTCACTTTTCAAAATACCATCAATAATATCACACACTCCTGCTATAACCTTGTTAGTTACATTGAGCATATTCAGCACCTCCTTAAACTTTGTTTCGTTGGATTTGTTTTTTCCAAACAGAACTCCCCTTGATTCGTGTATTATTGCTCCAATAGGCCTTTTGAGAGTAGGAAATCTCTGGATATATGGCTTACAGTATTCAATAAATTCAGCTACCTCATCCCTCTTTCTCCTGGTTCTTTTAGGCCAGTAGTCTAAGATCATATCAAAATCGTGCTCCACCATAAGATCACGCTTATCTATACTATCCAGGTAGTCTATAACCTGACTTTCAATAGATGTTGCTGGTAGTTCAACACCATTGAAAACGGTTGCTGGAATAACCTGGA